TAGCCGGAGCCGTAGTCGTAGCCGGAGCCGTAGCCGTAGCCGGAGCCGGAGCCGTAGCCGTCGCCGTAGCCGTAGCCGGAGCCGTCGCCGTCGGCGGAGCCGTCGCCGTCGCCGAAATTAAAAGTCACTTCCAGCCCTTCACAACTCGCAAAAAGAAAACCACGCGAGCAATAGGAACCAAGACCGTGCCGCAATCATCTGCAACCGTGTCTTTCAATGGACCAGATATAAGCTGTCCCAACCCTTGCAAAGTGCCCCACCTCCTGATGTTTTTGCAGTTATCAATACAAAGCAACCCCTCGCTGATTGAACACTCCCCAACATGAACGAACCCGTTGTCCACAACCACGATCTGCCTGCCTAAATCTTTATTTTGCATAAAGTAAAAAAGCCACACGGCTCTACTGCCGTGGAACACAACCCCGCGTTTTGGGCGGGACAGGGTTTCAAAGACGGTGAACCGCTTACGCTGGCGTTCGAACCGTGTGACTTTCAGATTTCACGTTTCACTTTTCAGTAATCAGCCCAAGCTCAAACTGCTCAGGCTTTCCGAACCGCACAGTAAGCTTGCTTCGCGGCCTACCGCAACCGGTTTTATTACGGACTCGCGGTTTTAATTCAATGCACAAACCGTTGTCAGGAGATAGGTCAAGGTTCTCCGCAACATGGTACCGGCGTTTCAGCCATGCCGTTGCCTCAAACACGTGCCCAGGCTCAACCACGACCCGGCCCGTGCCCTCATCGCTGGCTGGAGCATCGCAGCCGATGAACCCCGGGCATTGCGCCAAGCTGAGTTGCATTCTGGCGGAATACTCGCGCCCCTCGCGCTCGCGCTCAGCTTGCGCCCAACGCTCGCGCTCCAGACGCCAAGGATCATCGGACTCTTGCCCGGCGAGATTGAACACCTCACCGGCCCCAGGTAGCTCGAATTGAAGTTTGCGTTTCGCTCTCACTTCGCACCTCCAGGCAGCTTGTAACCGTTCATCGATCCAAATATGGCCCCACATGGGCAGCGCTTACCTCCGCCAGACAGGGACCACCCGCACCACGGGCAATAGAAATACCACACGATGCTTGAAGGACGCTCCAGCGAAGTACGATGCACGGTGTACTTGCGCTTCTCACAAAGCGGATTGCGAGCATCGTTGAATGTGGTTTTCTTCACTTCTGACCTCCCACTTGCTCCAGCAAATGAGCATGACGGAATGCAGCCATGACACGATGACGCTCCAGCACGTTTCCCTTCGTCTCGCTCTCAACGGACAATTCAAACTGGCCAACGGCACTATCCCGATACGCTTTGCGCGTTGCCTTTACCAACGGATCATTCTTTGGATTCATCTAACGTTTCCTTTCAGTAATTCCCGTCAACGTGATTGCTGACAGGCTCAGTCAAGCACATGCCATTCTTTAGCCCTTTCGGACACGAGCGCCAATTTTTACGCGCCCAGACATGTGCCTGAACGAGATTACTTCGAATCCTTCCACCCCGGATTTTGTTCGAGCAGTAGAACGCTGCCCGAAACCCACTCCATGATTGGCGTAGTTGCGTTATAGCTGTCCCCGTATTTGCACTTTAACCAGATAGTGCGGGACTGCTCGCACCAAACAGTTTCCGGCAAATGGTCTAATTGAAACTCCAGCATCTTGCCGTCAGGCAAATGAACCTTGGCCGTGTACTTGCGCGGCTCACCCTGGAGCACACGCAGTAATTGATTGGCAGTTGATTGACTTGGCACCGTCACAATTTTGTCACTCATAATTTCCTTTCAGTAATCCGCTCACGAGACTGTAAGCAGAGCGGGACCACCGGGGCAACTCGCGCCCGGTGACCCTTGCTCTACCGACACTTTGCTTTCGACTCACGCTTGACTATCCGTTGCCACGTTGCCCAGGGACGGAAGCACCGCAACACTTTCCATTCCCCTTTTGACTTGGGATCAACGTGATAGCTTTTGCACGGCTGACACCAGCGCATTGCCCGAACACTCATATTTTGTATCCCTCCAATTTCTGGAGAATCGCCGCCGCATCAGTCGCCGCCGCCTTGCGCGTGACGTTCGACTTGCGCAGATGGTCAGGCGCGAGAGTCGCCAGACGCTCAATCTCTTTCACAAAGGCATCGATCGCCGGGTCACCGGCAATGTTCAGCTTAGGCGCGAGCTTCGCGATCTCTTTCACGTTTCCAACCAGGGAATCCCGGAAGGTAGGGGAATCCTTACCCTCTTTGGGCGCTTCACTGAGCTTCACCGCCATCGCCTTGACCGGCTCGATCAACCGGCGCATAAGCTCCCGTTGCGCTTCCTGCATCGCATCCGCAACGCGCATCGTGACGCCCTCCGAATCCACACCCAGGAGGCTCTTAACTGTCCCCTCGAAATGTGCCGCATCCGGCACCGGCAAAGGCTCAGTCTTGAAGTAGAACGATTCCATGACCTCATCGATCTCCGGGTAATCGCTGGCGTCAAATGTGCCGTTGTGCTCTTGCTTGGCCCACTCAATCATTTCCGGGTACTTCGCCTTGAAATGACTGTCCACCAGATTGCGGAACTCACCGGCAAACTGCCGCATCCGATCGCCGTACTCCATTATCAGGGGAGCGGGGAGGATACCAATGCCAGCGTCAAACGGCAGCGTGACGGCAGCGTGGTACTCACGCGCTTTGTTCACGACCTTTTCAATCGGCTCAAGCGCCCAATCCGGGAAGCGCGTTTTGACCCACGCACCGGACTTCTGCCCCAGGCCATGCTCAGACTTAACCGACTCGCTGAGCTTGCGATCCTTGCGCGACTTGCCCGGCACCCCGGCGCTCATCCGCATTAAAACTGCTCTTTCCGCCAACTTGTATTGCTGCATAACTACGTTTTTCCTTTCAGTAAATCAGCCCTGGACGTTATTGCCCAGAGCCTCAGTTGCCCGTGAACTTACTTCGAACGAACCCGGTTGAACGCCGTCACCGACGCCCATCGTTCACGAGCAAATGAGTCAAGAATTTCGGAGCTTATCCGCGAGTATAAGCGCACAGGCCCGCTCGTAACGCGCTTTCTCAACTCCAGTATAGTCAAGGTCAGCGGCACCAACAGAAGCGTGAACTTGCTTCATTATCTGATACCGCTTGACCACGTTACGCGCCCAGCGCAAACGCCGCCCGCCACTAGTGGGGGAGTGTGATGCTTGAGAATTATTGACGATGCTTATACTCACGTTTCCAGTTCCTTTCACAAGTGCGGCAACATCGTTGTCCCGTGTCGCGGCGTCTTCTCAGATTGTCCCCAGAAAGAGGATGACCATGCTTGCAATGGGATGGATTTTGCAAGGGCGAACGCCGCATGTTTTCCAAATGCGTCACCGCCTCTAAGTGCGATGGACGCACACAGCCTCGATTGCGGCAAATATGGTCCAATTCCAAACCATCAGGAACCGGCCCGTTGACTTGCTGCCAAGCCCAGCGATGCGCGTAAACATCTAAACCGTTTGCAAAGAACAGAGGATAACCACCGTCATTGTGTCCACCAGTCCAAAGCCAACAAGACGTTGACAAATTGCGAGAAACACGGCGCACGAAACGCTTGGCAGCAGACTTGAGTTTACGAGGCATAGATAACCTCTCCAAACGGCGCAGTTGCGTTGCTTCCGTAACAAATCCAGATTACGGGGAACGGAGGCTCTTTGCTGGGGAACTCCCCCATTAAGTCAGTGAGGATCACCACCGCTTTGGGCTGAGGATTCAACGCCTCGCACCGTTTCAGCACGTCCACGAAGCTTGTCCCGCCGCCCCCGGCAATCTTCCGGTCAATCGCATCGCCGACCGTGTATTCCTTTTCCCACAATACCCGGGTGTCGAACCCGATGTCCACCAGCTTGGCCGGGCGCATTTCGTCCAAACAATTCTGCTTCTCAACGTGGAACTTGTTGACCAATTCGCCGAACGTTGACCCGGACCAATCCGAGCCGAACACGACCGGCCCCATCTTCTCAGAGCGCAGAGACGGCATGATGAACCCGCACCCCTCGAATTCCATGGCCGATGTCAGAAAATCCCAATCATCGGCGCACTGCTCACGCAGCCAGGAACGAAGCACGTCCACCCAATCAATCTTGGGTTTCACTACGCTATCTACCAGACGCTCCAGACTGCCCGGCAAACTGCCTTGGCCGGATGCGAGCTTGGCCGATTGCAGGAGGGTAGCCGTCCAATCATTCTGCAATTGCTTGGGGGATGGTGACCCCGGGGCACCGTTCGCGCCCTTTGGTTTCTCGATTTGGCCAAAAGAGGGCATTGACCCGGGTTTTCCCGTACCGGATTGCGCACCATTTGCCCCAGGACGCGTTTTTCCGGACCCTCCGCTACCTCCAGACCCTCCCGGACTTCCACCCTTGCCTTGCGGCTGGCGCGAAGCGAGACGACCGTAAATCACCTCCTCTGCCAACCCTGAAAACTGGGGGTCAATGCAGTAATCGCTCTCCGGCTTTGGGAAGGGGAACGGATCAGCCAGCTTTTTGCCGGTCACAATCGCGGCAAACTCTTTCAGCATGAGATTGACCGCGTGATCCGTCGCCTGATTCCAGACGTCCCAATCGGCCCCAACCGGCGCTCTCCAGAGATGCCCCAGGAGACAATGGCAGACTTCGTGACACAGCACCGTGACCAACTCTTGATCGCTCAGCTTATCGCAGAACGCTGGAGAGAATTTGATCCGCTCTCCGTCAGTGCAAGCGGTATCGATCTTGTCATCGAATTCCACCGGCAGCTTGGCCACACCCGGCGCAAAGAATGGCACCGTGAACAGTACTCGCATCTGCGCTTTCTCAATGCGCTTCATTCGAGCAGCGCTCACCGCTTTGCCCTCCGGAGCAAGCGATTGTACTTGGCAGCAAACACTTTGAACGCAGGTCTGTTCATGAGCGATCTTGTTGCGTCTCCAAACTGAACCACATCGCGTGTCGCTGGACGCGCTCCGTTAGCCACATCTATCTTTTGAGCAGCACGCGCCCGAGCCTTCCAGTAACGGATTTTACGCTTAAACTTCTCAGTCATAACTTTTCCTTTCAGTATTCCGATCATCACCACGATAACCAGAGCGACATCATCGCCGCCCACTAATGAGCGCACGATGATGCTTGCTCTGACGACCTTATGACGCCGCCGACATGACATCTTTCCCGTCACTGGAACAACTCCAGGCGGTAAAATCCCGGCTGGCATGAATTGGCTTGTGACCTTTGGGCAGCGTACCAGCCTTTTGACGAGCCGACTCAGCTTTGACGGCATCGCGAATCGCATAGGCCCGGAACATTTGCGGCAACCGATTAAGGTACTTCACCGCCTGCCCGAATGTCCCCGAATCCATTCGAGACGCTAGCGCCATGCTCACCAGGAACCTTGCACTTGGGTTCTCCGGCACCGGACTACCCTCCGGATCAATCAGACACGCGTTGACGTCTGGAAGCTCACTTATCAGCGCTCGAAACGCCAAGTAAGCAGTTGCCCGGCCCTTGCCAACGCATCCAGCCAGCACCTCAGCGTCATCGAACCCGTCATTGATCCATTCCGCCACATATTCCCAACCCCGGGGACACGCGCCGTCAATCGTGATGGACTTGCTAGGTTTCCAATCATGCAGCGCATCCGGGGAATTCCTCAGATACGCCAGCAAGTCACTTGGCCAGCCTTTGCTCAGCCCATACGTGATCACATCGTCAATGTGCGTCTCAATTTCCACAATCGTGTGGAACCGCGATTTAAGAGGCTCAATCAGCCCTTGCACGTCAGCCCCATGGCCGACATCGTTTGTGTCCGCCCCGAACACCACGAACTCCGGCAACACCCGATTATCGATCTGCCCGAACTGGACCAAATCCACAATCGCTTTCAGCGTCTCACCGTTCGCCATGCCCAGGTCACGGAAATGCAGCAGCGTTGGACGAGTCGCCCGAAACGCACGCGCCACGCCGTCAAACAGAGCGTGACTCGCATCGCCGCCCTCCTCAACCGGTGGACGGGGATACCCGCCGATCTTCACCGGTGATTGTGTAGGGGAGCACACCCCAATGTAATCCATGCCGACCGCTTGAGCCGACCGCATGAATTCAAACGTTTTGCCGACTCCAGGCTTGCCCTTGGCCAGCACCCGTTTGTGTTTACGCAAGGCACGTTCATAAAACGCGCCGAATTCTCCAATTCTCACTATGTTTCCTTTCAGTAACCACGTATCAGTCATTTGATACGCTTCTACTATCCGCCCAGCGTGATGCTTGCGGATAGGTGAAGCAGATCAGACCGATTCGGCCTTTGAAATTGCGGCACGGGCTTTGTCCAACGCACTTTGCTGCGCCGCCGTACGTCCCTTGTTCTTGTCCGGCATCCCGTTCACGGTGACACAATACCGCAGAACACCCCGCAACGATTCGAGAAGGTCATTCTGCTTGCGTTTGACCCTCTCTTTCAGATACGCCAAGCACCCGCATTCCGGACATTCCCCCACCGGCACCTCGCAACCAGGATCGATGCGTTCGAACAGATTTTCAACCCCGCCCAACCCCTCGGGAATGTCCGATTCATGCCCCTCCCAATCACAACCGCCGCCGCATTCACAGGGACGATCCACGGGAGCCGAAGCAACGACTTTAGCAGTTTGTTTGCTCATAACTTCGATTCTCTTTCAGTAAACGACTACCGGAATTGATAGCCGAGAGGGATGCACCACGCAAGGCGATGCGTCACGCTCGATTCCATCAGCCCTCCAACACCTCCACCCGCACAGCCAGCCCGCGCCGAAACGTCTCACGCGCTGCCATCCGATCAGCCTCATCGCGCTGCCCAAGATTGAAATACGCAATCGCAATCCAATGCACCCCGTCAAGCGTCACGCTCAGACGAATCACAGCCCACCTCCAATCCCATTCAACGGCGCATGCCACATCAGCCAGTCATTCAACGTCACACGCTTGTTCCGCTCAGCACCCCATCCACCCGCGTTAAACGGCTTGAAACTCATCACCGCACTCCGCACCCATTTACGGAAGCTCACCGCTTCCACCACAAACCCAAACTCAAACTGTCCTTGATTTTTCATATATCGTTCTCTATCAGTATTTACGTTGACCGCATGTAACTCTCGCGCACCATGCACAAGCCTTACACCATACCCAACCCGTGATGCTTCACGTACCAATCATTCCCTGCATGAATTCCCTCGCTCTACCGCATAACTCCAAACCAGAACGTAAACGCCCAAACCGCTCAGAAGCCAAAATTGTCGGCAATGCCCGCCAAATCATGCACCTCATGCACCTCGACGCACTCAACCCAAAGACCACACCAGCTATCCGGGCCACGATTGCCCGCTCCTACGCTCTGTTAGGCGATGCGATTCGAGTGTGGCGTGGCATTCCTTCCCCCGGTCAATTGCGCCCCGACCTTGACCCGCTCCAGCTTGCGAAAGCTTTGAAGCGTCAGCGTTCGCGGAGTGGCGTCACCGACATCGGAAGCACCTCGCACTTCGAAGCACCGAACGAGGAAGCACCAGCATCGCCAGAAAAAGAGACGACGAAGCAAGAGCAGAAGACCGAGACGCCGCCGACCGATGGAAAAACTTCAAAGGAATCTCTTTCGGAGGGGGGGGCCGTCACCACGGGACCGGGAGGGGGAGGGAAGTGAGGGGGGAGGGGGCTTTACTGACAACCCCCGATCTTATGTGCCTACCCGTATGCGAGGGTTGGATTACCTGGAGAGTGCTTGCTGGATGAGCGACTGGAGGTGACCCGAGGAGCCTGTCTGCGGACAGTCTGTGGACAGTTGGTGGGTTGAGGTTGTTGAGGTTTGCGGAATGAGGAGAAATCCCCCCTGTACCCCCTGTATGTGTCTGTGTAGCGGACGGGTGTGGACGAAAATGGACTATCCACCGGATTTGTCCTTGCATGTCTCAGGTGGGTGGACAAGTCTTAGGACAAATGAAAGCTACTGTGATTCACCATTCTGCTGATTTCGATGGCCTGTTCTGCCGCGAGATTGCCGGCAAGTTTCTGCCCGATGCCGAGTTGATCGGGTGGGATTATGGGGACTCCAAAATCCCGGCACCGGAGGAGGGAACTATTTACGTTTTGGACCTGTCTCCGGTGTGCCTTGGTCCATCCGCTCAGCCGGAAGCTATAACCGCGCCGGGCCGGATGCTGGATCGGGTTATATGGATTGACCATCACAAGAGTGCCATTGATGAATACGACCGGACGATCCCCGGGTACCGCATTGACGGTGTGGCTGCATGTCGCCTCGCGTGGCAGTGGTTTTCGATTGGTGAGCACAACGCGCAGAATCAGACCAATGAACACCTGATAATTCCTTTGCCTGGAAAGCAGGACTTCGTTGACCGCAGTGTTTCCGAACCACTGGCTGTGCGTCTCGCCGGAGAGTACGATATTTGGGACAAGCGCGATCCGGATGCTGAGTTATTTCAGGCTGGATTAAGGAGCCGCGATCTTGCTGGTGAATGGGGTTGGTCAAAGCTTCTCGGAGACGATCCGCTTGAAGCTAAAATATGCGTCAACACCCTGCTTAAAAACGGAGAGGCAATTCAGTACGCGCAGACGCAACAGAACAAATCCATCATCACTCACGCCGGTTTCACGGTTCAGTTTGAAGGGCTGACGTTCCTCGCCTGCAATCACGCTCGATTCAACTCGCACCTGTTCACGGCGGCGATTAGACCGGAGCATGATGCGCTCATGGGCTTTTGTTGGGACGGGAAGCAATGGAAGTTTTCGATGTATCACGCGCCTGGAAAAGAGCAGTTCGACCTTTCTGCAATCGCCAAGGCGCGTGGCGGAGGCGGGCATAAGGGCGCGTGTGGATTCCAATGTGCGACATTGCCATTTTCGTTATGAATACCGGGAACTGGACGAAGCTGTACGGGAACACGATTTACTCGACGGTTTGGCAGGAACCACCGGCGATACGGTGTGTGTGGATCACGATGTTGGCGATAGCGGATTTTGAGGGGTATGTGGGGGCGAGTGTGCCTGGGTTGGCGAAGGCGGCGAATGTGAGCCTGGAGGAGACGTTAGCGGCGTTGGAGCGGTTTTGCGGGCCGGACGAGTATTCGAGGACGAGGGACCACGACGGGAGGAGAATTGAGGAGGCGTCAGGGGGATGGAAGATATTGAATTTTGTGGCGCATCGTGATGGGAATGAAGACCAGCGTGAGAAATGGGCCAGACAGAAGCGGATTCAGCGGGCGAACAAAAAGAAGCAGGTTGGGAGTGATTTTCCAACGCGCAGCAAATCGTTGCCGGGGGAGAATGCTGCGGTCAAAGCGTTGGCCAATGGTGATGCGGCTGGCGCTGAGCGGATCACGGAGGCAGCGTTGCCGGAGTCAGTCTCGATCCCCGAAGTGCCGACTCGCGAGCAGGGTCAATCAAATCACGGCAGCTTGGCCCAGTCCACTCCAGACGCAGGGAATTCAGGGAATCCTCCCGGGCCGGTTGGGCAGGAGGGCGCGGAGTCAGGCGTATGGGTGGATGGGGTGTGGGTTCCGGATTGATACACTTTCCCCATTATCGCGCTGCGGGCCGCTTCAAAAAACGCTGAATCACCGCACGTGTTTGGGCTGCTGGAAATGGAATACGGCAATGGGCCAGGGTGCAATGCCGATTGCATTCCTTGGGCAAACATTCGTCTCTGCTCAGCGTCAACATCATTCTGGTCGGCGGCATCTTTGTAGAGCTTGGCGTAGCACTCGAACAGGTATTGAATTTGCCGGGCGGATAAGCTGGAGGCATCGCACACGACTCGAATTGCCGCCAACAGGTCAGCAATCGCATCGCCGGTTATGGCAACGTGGTGAGTCCGGATAACTGGCTCTTGGTTGATCGCGGCTTGCGCGGCGACAGCTTGCATTTGGCTCATAAATTTATTTGGTGAGTGCGCTCAGCATTTTCCAATGGGTCACAGCTTGTTTGGACGATGGGAATTCCGGGGTTTCGTAATCGCAGCCCGTGCAAAAAATGCGGAATTTCGGGTGCATGGGACCGTTTGAATCTGTTTCTCGGTAGAGCCTGGGCATTCTCGACCCGCAATTGTGGCACGGCAAATTCATGTAATAAAACCTGTCCTCATCACGCAGATTAAATTCTGTCTCCTCCGTGTCGGACTGAGACATTGGCTTTGAAATAACGCGCCGGATGCCCGATTGCTTGATGACCCGATCGCGCTTCAACCGGCGCATCTCCCGGGCAGACGACAGGCTGGCGGTGTTGAAAAGTGGACGCTGCTTCACTTGGCCAGTTCAACAAAATCAGCAACCTTTTCCTTGGCTGCGATCAGCAGGTTTAGAGCCTCGGTTAGCAGTGTGTGGCAGAAGGGATTTGCGCGGCCTTTTGATTTGGATGGCATTAATCCATTGTAAGCCGGGATCGCCCTCGAAGTTAATGAACCCACGGTCGTCAAGTTCTTCCAGAATGCCCTCAGCCTGCTTGCGGTCTTTCAGGTCATAGTCAGGATCGCCAAACACTGCCTCCAAAGTCGCTTTTCGCCTCGCCGGTCGGCTTTTGCAGATGACAACGACATCCTCGTTTGGGTTCTCGCCTTTTATGACGAGTAAGTAATTCAGCGTTTTCGCGTTCATTCAAAATGCCTCATCCGGGTCCATCCAGATCAACCCGCCCAGACGGAAATATTGTTGCGGCTGGTTTTCCAGGGCGAAGTCCACCGGCAGATTGAAGTCTGCTCCCGGCAGGTAGTACGCGTTGAAAAGGTTTGTCCCGCTCCGATACACCGCCCAAAGCTGGCCTTGCGAAGAATCGTTGTCAAAGACACTCACGGTCAAAGTGGTTTGCCATTGGCCGGAGAGATCGGTTTTGCACTGCACGCACCATTTGGATTTGCTCGTGAATTCCCCGCCCATCACCGGGTCAGGGAAATGGTAAGCCGTGATGTCGTAACGCGGTACGTCCTCGACGTCAATTTTGAGCAGAGAGCTTTGGGGCGCTTGCAACCAAAGATGATGAGGCGGCGGATTGGTCACCGGTGGACGGCTGGGGGGCGGGGAGGGGGGTGAATTCGTTCCGCCGTTATTGGGTGGCGGTAACGAGGGCAGCTTTTTGCATATCTTGAGCAACCCCCATACGATGACGGCTCCAACCGCCAGGACGGCACACGCGAGGAAAAGGAGTTTCGGTTGAGGCGGCGGCGGGGGTGGCGGGTCTTTGGGCTGCGCGATGCACGGCGTGGCAAACGAGATTACGAGCAGGAGCGTGACGATGTATTTAATGAGCGTGTTCATTTTTTGATGATTAAGGCTGCGGTTGCTACGGTGAAGGTGACTGCTCCAAGACATTGCAGAATGAAAAAGCTCGTTGAAAAAGGGACATCGGCACGGGCGGCGTAGAGGACAAGACCAGCGTAGAGAATCATGGCGGCGAGGAATAGAAGACGGCGACCGAGCGGACTCAATTGGTTCATGCAAATCCTTTCATTGGGACGTTCTCCGAGATAACCGCGATGATGTTGCGAACGTCAGTGATTACGATCTTGTCCGGGAATTCATGCGCGTGCTCCGCTCCGGCCCTGATGATGACGTGCGAACCGTTTTGCACATGACCCTCATTCTGCCTCCAGGCGAGTTCGCTCATGTTGATGACGAGCCATTGAGTACGATCGTCCATGCGGGCCATGTCGTAATGAATCCCCCCGTCAGAGCGATTGCGCAAAAGCGGCTGGAGCGCCACAAGGTTTTTGGTCAGGCGAAGTGTTCTCACGGCTTGTCCCAGTGGAACCCCGGTCCAGGGTTGGGCTTCTCAACCATCCCGGCAGCGATAGCGGCCCGCTCCGTTTGCTGATGCTCTCTAACACAGAAGGCAATCAACACGATGATCAGGACAACACTGGCGAGCACGGTAGCGGCCCAAGTCAAATGAGTTTTAAAGTCGGTCATAACGTTTTGGAAATCACGCAAGCGTCACGCATGGGACGTGCAAAGGAACTTGTATGAATGGTGAGGGTTCCACCGCTCGCGCTAAATTGTGGGGCACCCGCCCCGGTTGTTAGGGTTTTGCTCTGATTGGTCACAATGCTACTCCCGCAAGCCGGTGACGACAGACGGTTTTGCGATCAGAATTCCGTTGGCGCGTGCGCAGGCCATCGCAACCCGCAACTCTGCCGTGGTTAGCAGTGTCCTCTATTGGACCAGCACGCATAAAAAATCACTCGCCGTTGCCCGCCTCATCCTTTGGGGCGAGCTTGATCTTCTCAACTTGGGCCAAGGTGTACTTTCGATCGTCGTAGGTGTAAACCTTGAGGTTGTGCCGGTGAAACAGCGTGACAAGCACCGCCGACGCCGCCGACTCCTTTTCCGCCGCATTCATCCGCCGAGTCCGATGCCCGATCAATTCGTCAAAGGCATTGTCAACCGCCTTGATTGAAACCGGACTAACGCCCTCGCCCTGCACGCCGGGCAATTCTGCTTCATTACGAGCCATGATTATTTTTACCTTTCTGTTCTACTTTGATGTTTGGTTTGACTGTTTGTTCACCGATTGCTTTGAGAAAACTGGAGACGTACCACGGCAACCAGGGGCGCTTGCCCTTTTCCAAATCGCACAGGCGCGTGGCGTGGATGCCCATTTCAGCCGCAACCCACTTCTGAGAAATGCCGCGTTTCTTTCGCATTTCGGCAAGTTGCGCCCCCTTTTTGATGTTTTTTACAACGTGTTCCAGTCTGTGTTCCAGTCTGGGTTTTAGAAACTTGTTGGACATTTCGATTTCACGTTTACAACAACAACAGGAATGAAGTCAACAACAATTACAAGATTTGTCTTGAGTTATTACGGACAACGGCGTAAAAGTGTTTCCAATATGAGCGACACACCTGCACCAACAACGGAAATCGCCACCATTCCAGCCTCCGGCGATCTGCAACTAACCGCCACTCAACCCGCCGAAATGGCTCAATGCCAGATTTCCCTGATTGAATGGACCAAGGCAAAAATCCTCGAAATGCAGGCCGAAGAACGCGAGATGTCGGAGGCGTATGAGCAGGCAGTAAAATCAAAATGGAAGTCGGAGCCGCTCAAACGATTCTGGGCCAAGGCGGTAAAGCGGGTTGAGTTTTACAAAAAGATGCTCTCTGCCCTGGAGCACGGCTTTGTCATCATTCCCAATTTCCCGGTGACCGTGTTCGCGATCCGGACCAACAGGGAAAATCCCCTTTCGATGATGACTTATCAATGGCAGGGCAGTCACGAGCAGAAACCCGAGGGACTTCCGGAGGGAACCGGCGTGTATAAGAACCCTTTTCCGCTAGTGTTCGAACGCGAGACGTCCGCTCCAACACCGGAAAACAAAGACCGAACCGTAAAACATTTCTCGGCGGAAAGCTGGAAGGAACTGGAATTCCCCGTAACCATGGCAAAAGCGAACATCATCGAAGTCACCAGCCGGGCCATGGCGCTGAAACTGTTCGACGACTTCGGCATCATGCCCGAGCGCAAGAAAGAAGACCCGATCATTGTGGGCAGGCTCAAAGACCCCAGGAGCACGAAGTATCAGCCGCGATATGTAACCTTCATGGTTGCGTGGTATCTGAACACGAAAGTCTTGTGATGTTGTCCGGACGCGAGTAATTCTTTGACCTGTGCCTCGCTTAAAAAACAGACAATCCCAAGTGCCAAACGGGATGGCTTTTTTCATCCCTCACATAAAATGGTCACCGCCGCCGTACATGTCCATTGACCAGATCGCTCGAAACGCGATCAGTGTTTTGCAGGCTAATCCATCGGTGGCGGCAAAGCTTGGTTGGGATTTGTCCATCCCGGCGATGTCCGATCGCGTGGACGAATATAATGCCGCCCGTTGTCTTCAACTTGGTTATGCCCAATTCGTTTTGGCTGAGGGAGGTCAGCCCGACATTCCCCCTTTTCTAGGGCACCCGAGCCAGAACCCCAACAACCCCAGCAATCTGCAAGCTGCTGCGGCAGGCGTTAAGAAAATCTGGCAGGGTATCCGCACAATGAACGAGTGGGCCGATGCGGGATTCCCACACGTTGAGCCAGACAAATCCACTGCGAGAGCCGCTGTTTGCATCACGTGCCCGAAGAACACCGCTGGAGACTTTTCCAGTTGGTTCACCAAGCCAGCCGCCGAGGGAATACGCCGACTCACTGAGCGAGCCAAAGGGATAAACCTCACCACGCCGCACGATGAACAGTTGAACGTGTGCGACGTCTGCCTGTGCCCGATGAAACTCAAGGTCCACATTCCGATCGAAGTGCTCCGCAACGGAACCTCGAATGAAACGCTGGCCGAACTGCGAGCCGTAACGGGTTGCTGGATTGTCAAAGAGATTGCTGGCTCGTGAAAGTCGCTTTGGTTTACGTATTTCCCACGGTCACCCCCGAGAAATACATTCCTGCCGCTCGCAAGTTTGTGGAGAGCTACACGCGGCACCCTCCAGGCAGTCAGGATCACGACTTGCACGTAATCATCAATGGAGAAACCGCCGTGAACATCGAAAGGGTAAAGCGAATCTTTGACCCTCTCTCACCGAGTTTCAGTTATCACAACAATTGGGCCAAAGATTTGGGCGCGTTCATCGTGGCGGCAGAATCGTTGCCGTGTGACTTGCTCGTGTGCGCTGGCTCTCACGTCAATTTCTGGGCATCGGGCTGGCTGGACGTGATGACGCGCTCGTACGCGGCAATCGGGCCAGCCGTTTACGGGGCATGGGCATTCCAGGAGCCGACCCCGCACATACGGACAACGCTTTTCTGGTGTCCTCCAGAATTGCTTGCGAGCTACCCCTATCTGAAATCAGACTCGGACAGATATTCATTTGAGCATGGACCAAACAGCATCGCGCTCTGGAGCCGGAAGAAAGGGTTTGAACCTTTTCAAGTCACTTGGCGCGGAGCTTACTCCATGAAACACTGGCACGCGATTGAGTTGCAGGAAGCTCTGGCCAGGGACCAGCATACCTTGAGAGATTTTGGACAATGAAAATCGCTGTTGTTTACGTGTTCCCGGAGAACGGTGGAAACGGTCACCTCGATCGTGCCCTGAAATTCGTCACGACCTATCAGGCCAACCCGCCCATGCACCTCCATGACACAGTGGTTGTGTGCAACGGCGCTCGCGCAACTCCGGAGGCTAAATTCCTGTTTGAGTCCATGCCTGACTGTCAGTTCATCGAACACGATGATTCGGGTTTCGACATCGGCGCTTTTCAGTTGGCCGCTAAAACAGTGACGTGTGACATGATGGTGTTCTTTGGCGGCAACACGTACTTTCGCCGGGCCGGATGGCTCGCGAGAATGGCCAGCGTGTTCAGCACCTACGGGGATGCTCTTTACGGTTGCACTGGAAACCAGGGGGACACCCGTTTCAATGTGTTCCCTCACGTCAGGACAACCGGTTTTTGGTGCAATCCAAAGCTGGTCAATGACCATCCGCTACGGGTCACCGATAACAGCCAGCGATACCCCTACGAGCACGGTCCCGAGGGTCTGAGCACCTGGACGTTGCGGACAGGAAAGCGAGTGTGGGTTGTGGGCTGGAGCGACATTAAGCCGCTGCATGACTGTGATTCTATGCCGGAGGGGTTTCACAAAGGGGTTCAGGCAAATATCCTTGTTGGCGACCGCTTAACCTGTGCGCCGTACTATCCTCACGAGTAAATGCCTCAGCCGATTGCCGTTTTCTACCATTGCCTCTTTCAGATTGGCGATGAAATCCTGCCCAGTGCTCTGGCGGTTGTTCAGGAGCAAATGACTCAGCTTAAAGAAAGCGGGCTTGAAGATGCGGCTGCGGAAATTCATTGCGGTGTGAATGGTGGAAAGGAGAGCGAGGTTTACGGTCAGGCCATGCTGCCAGCCAAGGCGCACATCACGTATCACGGGCTGAAATCGCGCTCTGAAAATCTCACGCTTGTTCTCATGGAAAACTGGGTAAAGACTCACCCGGGATGGTCGGTCTTGTATTTTCACGCCAAAGGCAGCACTCACGCCATGGGCAGCGAGTACGGCACTTTTGCCGGGAACTGGCGCAGGCGGATGATGCACTACTGCGTGAAGCATTGGCGCTACTGCGTAAAAGACCTTGAGACTTATGAAGCCGTAGGATGCCACTGGCTGACTGGCCAAGGATGGGATCGCAGCCAGCATTACTTTGCCGGTACCTTTTTCTGGGTGCGCTCTGAATTCTGGGCGACCATCCCGAGCATCTTCACCCGCCAACGGATAAAAGACTCCGGTATCGAATCGCTGGAGAGCCGCTATGAGGCAGAGGTTATCATGGGGAACGGTCCACGCCTGCCTTTCATCAAAAACTATTACGCCGGTCCAATCGGGACGTGATACTCTCTCACCGTGGCAATGACACCCGAGATGCAGAAGGCTTACGAGGATTCAGCGATTCCATTCTACGCTGGCGGCGGGGCAATCAGCGTTGAGCAGACCCGGCTAAAATCTTGGCGTTACTTCCTGGAGATAAATTCCGTTTGCAACCTGCATTGCCCGACCTGTACCAAGGGCAACCAAAAAGGATACGACCATTTGACCGGCGTGATGGACCCCGAGTTAATGGAAAAGATTCTGGACAAGATTGCCTCCGAGAATCCTAACGCCATTGTTTTCACCTACGGCAACTCCGAGCCATTCCTGCATCCGCGTTTGCCGGAGTGCATTGCCGCTATCAAACGGCGTGGATTGCACCCGGAGCTTTCCACCAACCTCAACGTGATCAACCGGGTGGATGAGCTTCTGGCAGCACAGCCAGACATGATAATCATCAGCCTCTCCGGGTTCACTCAGGAGGTTTACGTGAAAGGGCACGCGGGCGGGAACATTGAGAGAGTCAAAGCTAACATGCAGACCATTGCTGAGGCTAACGCCAGGGCCAACCCGAAGGTGAACATTTCGGTCAATTACCACTTTTACAATGACAACGAGCACGAAGTTGCTCCGATGAAAGAATATGCCGAAGCCTTGGGATTGAATTTTTTCACCTCCGTTGCGCGAGCCATTTCGATGGAGAACGCGATCCAGTATTGCCGGTCCAAAGACCCGGAGGCTACCCCGTTCGAGGTTCAGGACGGTAGGCCAGACTGGAACACTGCGCTTCCTCCCGTTGGAGATACTTACGTTAAGACGATGGAGCGGCTGAGGATTCCGCCGACCAACGCCCGGGAAATGTACCAGCACCATCCGCGCTCCGAAGTGTGCCCGGTTGGCGCGGGTGGAATGTTCACTTTCATCCGGCATGACGGCAAAACCTCAATGTGCGCTTGCGTGGCAGATCGCCGGATAACAGTGGGTGACTATTTGGACACGACTCCGGACCAAATGATTGAGCAACGCACCGGTCACGCCATTTGCAAACAATGTCTTCACTACCGGACCAATCTTTACTTTCACATTGTTGACCGGGACAAATGGACGCCATGACCCTGGACGAAATTGCGATCAAACATCAGACTGACAAGGCCAGCCAGTTCACGCGCACCTACGCGTTGCCTCACGACTACTGCCGCCACCTGGAACGATTCTTTGAGCCGATGCGTTACAAGGCAATCAAGCTGCTTGAAATCGGAATTGGCGGCGGCGAATCCGCCCGCACATGGCTGGAGTATTTTCCCAAGGCTCTAGTCCACGGAGTTGATTTGGTTCACGACACCAATCCTTTCAACACCCCACGCTCAAAAGACATTCCGCGCTACGTATTCAATCAGGGCGACCAGACCAGCGAAGTGTTTTGGAAGTGCTTCGTGGCCGATTACGGCAGTCAGTGGGACATCATCATTGACGATGGTTCGCACATCTCCGGCGACATCATTAAGACTTTCGGATACCTCTGGCCCCACGTGATTCCTGGTGGCATCTACGAGATCGAAGACCTGAACGTAGCTCCGGAAGCCAGGGCTTGGCTCCTTGAATTTGTGGTTGGGATAAACGCCGGTACCAGCGACGTGGATTCAATCTACTTTTCCAAAGAGCTTGCAGTTATCAGAAAAAAGGGGTAGAAAAAACGAACCGAGAGAGCGGCTGTAACCGCTTCCCGGCTCTGAACACAACGACGTTACCGTTATGCCTGATAAAGCTTCTAAACCACCCGGAAAATGTTCTCAAGATTTAACTGGCCATAAATTCGGTCGGCTCACCGTTATTGCCTTTGCTGGCCGCAAGGTTGGACCCCCGCGTAACAGACCATTGCTTTGGCTTTGCGAGTGCGAATGCACCAACAAGATAACCACGACTACCGGATGCCTGAAATCTGGAAACACGCTTTCGTGCGGCTGTTATCAAAAAGAACAGGCGACCAAGACCGCCACCATTCATGGCGGTCACGATGATCCTCTCTATTCAGTTTGGATTCACATGAGAGAAAGATGCCAAAATCCAAATCTAGAATGCTATGATAGGTACGGAGGGAGGGGAATTCATGTTTGCGAAGAATGGAAAGACTTCTCTGTTTTTAGATCGGACATGGGGCCAAGCTATAAGGAAGGACTGACCTTGGATCGGCGGAACAATCTGGAAGGCTATTCCAAATCGAATTGCCGGTGGGCTACAACCGCAGAGCAAAACCGAAACCGGAGAGACAATAAATTTTTAGAATTCGGTGACGAAAACCTGTGCATGGCAGCTTGGGACGAACGCCTTGGATTTGCAAAAGGAACCGTGTCGCGTCGGATTGGGCGACACTGGACCATTGAGAAAGCATTGACAACGCCACTTCGAAAGCGTAATCCGGCTTGATGGAATTTCGTAACGCCGATGATGTAAGCTCGGTTTGTTGGATGTTGAAACAAGCCGACTTTTATCGTGGAAAAAACAGGGCGCTTATAGACGAGCTTTTCAACGGTACTCCCCCTTATTCTGATGCCGAAGTTGAGGATAACAACATCGCCGTGAATGTGAATTTTCTCGAATCCACGAGACTCGCTCATGATTCAAGGGCACAATTCTCCAACGCTTTTCAGAAACCCGGCAAATTCTTCACCTGCCGCACGGACATGGGTTCACGGCATAAGCGTGCTCAGTACGGCGTGATCGTCAGTAACGAGATCAACCGACCGATGAAGCGCAGCTTGCACTACATGGAGTGTTTGCGCTCGCAATTCGCGTTGGACATTTTGCACGGGATTGGCCCGGCGACCTGGGAGAACGGTGATTCATGGTGTCCCGACCCTCGCGGGGTGGAAGACATCTTGTTGCCCGCCAACACCGTTCTGACGTTCAAAAATCTTCCATTCTTCGCGCTCATGCGCAGCTTCACAGCACCGGAATTGATTAAGCTCACTCGCGGCCCGATTACTGACAGGGGTTGGAAAATGGACGTGGTAAATTCCTGCCTGGAATACATTGACCGCGAATCTCAAGCGCTCTTTGGGAGCAATTACCCGGAGGTTTGGTCACCGGAAAAGATTGCGGAGCGAGTCAAAGGCGACGGCACTTACTATTCCGGGGATGCAGTTCCGACAATTGACACGTTCGACTTTTATTACTGGAGCGATGAGGGCAAGCATGAGGGCTGGCGACGAAGAATAATCCTCGATGACTGGGGCGGCACGATGCAGGGCGGTACCGTAAGCTGGAGCCGAAACGCCAAGCTCGATTTCAGCAAGGGCAAGTTTCTCTATGACGGAGGGGCGCGGGTGTTTGCCGACCGCAGGGAGGAAATGTTTCATTGCCAATTCGCCGACCTGTCCGCCGTTGCGCCTTTCCGGTATCACTCCGTTCGCTCGCTGGGATTCCTGCTCTACGGCATTTGCCACCTGCAAAACCGGCTCCGTTGCAAAATGCAAGAGGCAGTATTTGAAACGCTGATGCAGTTGTTTCGGGTGAAGTCCATGGATGACGTGCAGCGGGCGCTCAACGTTCAGCTTTACAACCACGCTTTCATTGACGAGACGATCAACCCCATCCCGGCGCAAGAGCGATGGCAACCCAACGTCAACCTTGCGGAATTGGGTCTGCGCGAAAACGCCAACCTGATTACTCAGAATTCCGGAGCGTTCACGCAGCAACAGAATTTGTCCCCCGACAAAACCGAGAAGACCAAGTTTCAAGTCATGGCCGAAATGAACGCCATGCAGGCGATGGTTTCGGCGGGCCTGAGCCAGTCATACGAATATCAAAATCATCAGTACCGGGAGATCGTTCGCCGGTTTATGAAGGACAATTCAAAAGACCCGGAAGTGCGGCAAGCTCGCGCCTCGATGCTTCGCCGGGGTGTTCCGGAAAAGCTTTTAGTCCCTGAGTATTGGGACGTTGAAAGCGAGCGCATCATGGGCGGGGGAAACAAGACCCTCGAAATGACGATCGCCGGGCAATTGATGGAGTGGCGCGATAAATTTGACCCCGACCCTCAGCGCCAGATTCTCCGTGATTCAGTACTGGCTATCACCGACGATTCTGCCCGCGCCGAGGAACTGGTACCCGAGCAGCCTCAAATCAGCGATTCCATTCACGACACCGAAGCGGTGTTTGGAACTCTAATGACCGGAACCGCCGTCACTCCAAAGTCAGGGTTAAACGCCGTGGAAGTCGCCGGGAGAACCTTGGTGATGATTGAGAACAAGGTGAAACAAATCATGCAGCAAGGCGGCGTTGGCACACCGGCTGACATTCTCGGATTGTCCACGGCAGCAAATTACGCCGACCAGTACATTGCGCTCCTCTCCAAAGACCCCCAGGCCAAAGCGATTGTCAAAAAGCTGGGCGATGCCAAAGGCAAGATAATGAACGAAGTCAAAGCCATGGCTCAGCGCCAGCAGGAGATGGCCAAGAAAGCAGCCGCCCAGGCGCAACAGGGCAACGGCAGCGATCCGAAAGATGCGGCCAAGGTTCAGGCAATGCTGATGCAGGCCAGAGTCAAAGCCGATAACTCCAAACAGAGTCACGCCTTGAAGACGGCTCAGCGCCAAATCCAGTTTGAGGCTCAAATGAAGCAGGACGAAGAAAAACACGCTGCCGACCTTGCCGCTAAGGAATTGGAGGCACGCCAACAGTTCCACCATAACCGGCTGAAAAGTTTAGGAGACGAGTAAATGCCGGAGGGCTGGGCATGGGACGAAGACGATGACCCTCCGGAGGATTGCGACGAATGAAACAAATCGGCGATGTAACATGCGCGATCATAGACTCCGGACTGTTCCTGCCAATGGCTCACCGGATGGCCGAGGAGGCTAAGCGGGTAATCTTCTGTCAGCCTTGCGAAAAAACCCCATGCACGGTCAAGAGCGCGTGCATTGGTGACGGTTTCCCCGGCATTGAGACAGTCCGAGACTTCTGGCCCTTGATTGATGAGATCGATCTGTTCTGCTTCCCCGATGTCCACCATTCCGGCTTGCAGCTTTACCTGGAGTCCATCGGCAAAGCCGTTTGGGGATGCCGCAGTGCCGATGTCCTGGAGTTGAACCGGACCCGGATGATGAAGATGTTGGCAGAGCTTGGGCTGGACGTACCCGAGTACAAAACGGTTGTTGGACTCGATGAGCTTCGCCGGGTGTTGCAGGATGAGTCTGACAAGTACGTGAAAATCTCCCGCTACCGGGGCGACATGGAAACCTTTCACTGGCGGGACATGGCGCATGACGAAGGATGGCTTGATTGGCTGGCGGTGAATTTCGGACCTTTGAAAAAACACGTCCGTTTCCTGGTGTTCGATTCCATTTTGACGGATTTGGAAATTGGAGGAGACACCTACTGCATTGACGGCAAGTGGCCCGGCGTAATGTTGAACGGGATCGAGAGCAAGGATAAGAGCTACTTTGCAGCCGTCACGGATCGGATCGACGCCCCAGACCAAACGCTGCACGTCATGGAGGCTTTCTCTCCTTTCCTCGCCAAAAGCCGGTACCGGCAATTTTGGTCAATGGAGGTTAGGGTGAAAGATGACAAATCGTACTTCATTGACGCGACCGTGAGGGGCGGATTGCCGTCCTCAGCTTCGCAGCAACTTCTCTGGGCGAACTACCCTCAAATCGTCTGGGCTGGAGCCAACGGTGAATTGGTGGAACCGGAGCCGCTTGCCAAGTTCTCAATCGAAACCATGGTGAGCACCAAGAGCGAAAAGGATTCATGGGACACGGTAGAGCTTCCCGAGGAACTAACCCGCAATTGCCGATTCTCCAACTGCGCCCTTGTGGATGGTAGGTACTGCTTCCCTCCCGACGAATTAACGAGCGGTGACCTAGGTTGGCTCTGTGCCACCGGGGACACCCCGCAGGAGGCTCTGAACGAAATCAAGCGGCTCGCGGATATGCTTCCCGATGGCCTGGACGCCAAGGTTGAGGATTTGTCCGGTGTGCTCAAAGAGATTGACACCGCCGCCAAGGAAGGCATAAGAATTACTGACAGTCCGGTGCCAGAGCCGGAAGCTGCGATACAATGAACTCCTCGAAAGGCTCACCAGCAACCGTCCCGCAAGCGATGGCAGATAGAACGCCGCAGTACGATCGGGTGTTCAAGCGTAAGCCGAAACCCGGGCGACCCCGCAAAGGTGACCACAAGCACCAACAGTTTTGGGTGAAATAAAGATGCCAGAGGAAAATCCAGAGCGGCCCGGCCAGTTAATTTCCAGCCCGCATGTTCACGTAGCGACCCGCGACCAACAAAAGCCGATGCTCAAACTGCTTGGGCGGATGGCGAAGATGAAGCACCCCGGAAAGCCAGCCAAGCCGCCGACACGCAGCCATTCCGCCAGGAAGGGGTTGCAGGCCAATCAAAACGTGGCAATCAAGCACAAGCAGATTTTTTGGTAAGTCCACAACAGAGCCATGCACCATGCCAACACCAAACCTGACCCCGATTAAAAGCCTCAGCCCCCGGGAGCAATTCCGGGAGCACGCGGATTCCATCACAAAACATCGCAACTTGGTTGACCTGCCCGAGTTTCAAAGGGCGGCTCAATACGCGATGCTCGAATTTCAAGCGCTCCTTTCCGCTCAAGTCAAAGACGCCAATAGCGCTCTGGCAGTGGGGTACAAGCTCCAGGGCGGACTTGAGCTAATCAGCATCCTGAGAAACCTTGCCGAGCCAACTCCAGCACTGCCCAAAATCGTTAATCAACAACTCAATCATCACGCCTGATTATGCCAGCCGCCGCACCGCCAGCACCAACCGCACCTCCCGCTTCATCGGGTTCTGTAGCTCCCCCATCAGCCGGAGAAATCCACGTCACGCCACCGGCCTCCGGGACCGAAATAAACCCGGCGATTCCCGCGCCGAAGCCGGGAAGCGCCAAGGACAAGATGTTTTCCGAATTGCGAAAGAAGGCTGGAGCGCCCGAGACACCTCCCAAGCCCGCCGCCGCAGACCCGAAAGCTCCAAAGCCAGGAGACGCGCCGGTACCCGACGATGCTCCCGCCGATCCGCCGACACAGCCCACCGGCGACAAACCCACCGACCCGAAAGCTGCCCCGACTGATAAAAAGGTCAGTCCGTGGAAGCTCGTTGACCAGTTCAAAGAACGCGCCAGCAAAGCCGAAGCTCGCGCCCTCGAATTGGAGAAACAGGTTTTGCCGGAAGCCAAGCGGAAAGAGGCTGAGGAGCGCATTTCCAAATACGAAACGCGTATCAAGGAAATGGAGGACGATCTTCGCTACTTCAACGCTGAGAAGTATGACCCGGACATAATCAAGGCCAACGCCGACTACGAGGGCGCATGGAAACGCGCTCTCCATGAACTGTCCGAATTGACCGTTGCGGATGGTGAGAGCGGCCAACAGCGTCAGGTAAAAGCTGAGGACATACTTGCGTTGGTCAACATGCCCCTGGGGCAGGCTCGATCGGTTGCCAATTCCGTTTTCGGTGATTTCGCGGATGACGTCATGGCTCACCGAAAGGAGATCAAAACTCTGTTCGAGGGCAAAATGGCCAAGCTGGAGGAGTTGAAGAAAAACGGATCGGAGCGCGAGAAGCAGCGCAAGGAACAGTACGAGAAAGCCAACGGAGAATTGGCCGGGCAACTAAATTCTCTCTGGGAAAAAGAGGTGAATTCTGTTCTGGCCAACGAGAAGCACGGCAAGTTTTTCAAGCCGCGCGAGGGCGATGAGGATTGGAACACGAGAATTGATAAAGGGTTCAAGTTTGTTGATGAAACTTACGCTCTCAATGTCCGTGACCCCAGGTTGACCCCGGACCAGCGGGCGCTCGCCATTCGAAAACACGTTGCGGTGAGAAATCGCGCAGCCGCCTTTGAGGCAATCAGGTTCGATTACGAGCGGACGTTGACCAAGCTAGCCGAGGTGGAAAAGAAGCTCGCGCAATACGAAGAATCCACTCCCCCGATTGGCGGACAGACTCCGGCCAATGGCGCTCCAGTCACCGGAACCGCGAAAGAACAGATGTTCAGCGCCCTCAGAAAACTTGCAAAATAGTTGACAGGGGTTCAAACGAGGAGTAAAAGCCTGAATTACTGTCAGCGGTTGGCCGGTGAGTGGCAGCGGCCCGAAGGTCTAACAGAGCCTCAAAGTCTGTGCCCGCTTCAACGGCGTAGCTTCTAAACGCTGAAACGTCCCAGTATTAACATTTTACGTTTTAGAAAATATGTCATGCCCTACGTCAGGAATTATCCAGGCTTGTGATTTCATCCAGGCGATGGTGGATCAAACCCCCAAGTTCGATGAAATGATCATGGAAGACATTCGGCCAAACGATGGCTGGCTGTACAACGTGTCCACCGGGAGCACACCCAACGGAACCCCCGTTGAGATCACCCAAGACCGCTTTCGCTCTGTCTGGCCCAACACCACGAAGCAATGGACCCGAAAGGTTGCCAATGGTCCGGGTTGCAGTGGTAACCCTTGCGACTTCACCGAGCATCAGATCGGCTGGGGCGCGGATCGGTTGACCTACTTCGCCGAGCAGCAGTCCTGGGCGACCCCGCTCCTGTGCTATGACCAAGACATGCACATTACGCACGCCGAACAGCACATCTCGCAAATCATATCCGAGATTCTGAAACCGGCGACTACGGCAATCAGCAGCAATTTTCTGCGCAAACGCCACCTGTTTTGGTCCAACGTCAAAGGCGTGGCCAATGCCAACTTTGGCGTGCCCGCAACGGACGGTGTTTTCACCTTCACCTGGACTTTGGGCGGCGTGAACGGCGACGAAGAAATTTTCTTCGACACCTCTGCCAATCCCTCCCGGATTTTCAAGCTTGTGCCGCAGATGCTCCAGAAGCGTTTCAACCCGCTCATGCTGCGCGGTTACGCTGGCAAAAATCCGTTCAAGGATACCTCCCCGTTCATTGAGTTTGTGTCCGACATGGACACGACCTGGGAGCTTGACCACCTGGGCGGACAGACCGGCGTTGGCGGGGCGAACAACCCCAACGTGCTGGGCAACTGGCGTTTCACGCAGTTCGATGACAGCACCAAATACTGGCGCTATGGTTTCTCCGGCCAGATCGGAAACTTCATGGTGCGAGTTGACCCAATGGGACTCCGGTTCAACTTCGTCACCGACCTGGGGGCGGCGGCGGCTCCGAACCGTTTCCGTTATCAAGTGGTGTTGCCGTATAAGAACAGCGTCACCACCGGCGCAGGCGGCTCCGCAGGCATCGGGTCGGACTACAACCCCGACTTTGACCGGGCGCAGTTCCGACTGTCCCAAATCCACCACAAGAAAGGCATGGAATTGCTTGTGCCCGAAGGTGGACCGCTCAACCCGGAATTGCCTTTCGGTCACCGGGACTTTGGCGGCAAGTGGCAGTTTGTGATGGACAACCTTGGCGCAGACCAAAGCGGCAACGTGATCCAGAACAAACGCCGGAACAAAGGTCAGTTCATCGCGGACTTCAATTATTATGTCCGCCCGATGCACTACGAATTCCTGGAGGTGTATTTCCACCGGGGAGAACAGTTCTGCATCCCGGAAATCTCGACCTGTAACACTGCGCCAGGATACCCGGCTCAGAATTACGAATCCGGATTGCCCTCTTGCCCGCCTCCAGCGGCGTACAACCCGCTCTACACTGGAGCAGCCTTTGGTATGGGTGTGCCGACCGGCTCACAGGATGGCCCAGTGCCTCAGCCGCCTACGGCAATGCCGCAGACGCCCGCAAGCGACCTGTAATTTGGTGCAGGCTAAGTGTCCCTCGCTGGTTTAGGCTTCTCCAGCGGGGGGCACTCCCCAATAACTCAACCAAATATCCTCTATGGCAGACGAAGAACTTTACGGGGGCGAAGGTCCAACCATGGGCCAGGAACAGTCACCGGATACACAGAAACCGGCAGACGGCGAGGAAAAGGAACACAAGACTTTCCTGCTCAATAAGGAAATCGATCCATCCTTCAAGGTCGGAGAGGAGATGGTTGTAAAAATCGTGGCGATCCATGATAAAGAGTACGAAGTTGAATACGCCGAATCGCCGGAGGGCAAAGACAAAGGCGAGGAAAACATGGCTCCAACGCCTCCAGAAAGCGAAGGCGGCGGCGGGGGCGCTCCTCCGTCAATGTACGGGTAAGTGAAGCTGAGTGCTCACATGCGACCCATCCGCACTTGCCGACCTTGCCAAGTGTCAATTATCTTGCGTGAGAGGGGCGAGCGTTTCGGTTCGCTCGTTCCTCTTATGCAGTTACGCTAGTTCTATGGCTGTAAATTGTGACCCATCATCGCTCGCCAATGCGGCGACATGCTTCGATTCCTGCATTCCGCCAGGGCATCAGTTGGCAGTGCAAACCTATTTGCTTGCTGTGATAGCAGGAGGAAGCATGGACCCGTCCACGCTGGCCAATAACGCTCGATGCTTCCTTGACTGCATTCCCCAGGGAGAGCAATTGGCAGTTCAGAATTATTTGCTCTGCCAGATAGTGAACAAGTGACCTGTGGCAATTTCATGCGATCCATCTGTCCTTGCCCAAGCTGCCCGGTGCTTCAATGATTGCCACCATTCGCACGCGCTTGCGCAATCGGTAAAGACTTACCTCCTTTGTCAGTACTCCAATTCGGCACCGTCCTCAGTTGCCGCGCCGTCAAACCCGGATATTGACGATGCGAGTATTTCGACGTCAGTGACGTTTACCTGGACCAACAACGCCTCGCCTGCCGCCACCACTAACGAGATTTGGTCACAGAAGAATGGGGGAGCTTACGCCTTGCTTGGGACCGTGGCGGGCAACGTTGCGACGTTCACGGATAATGCTCCCGGGCTGGTCAATGGAGACGAGCGGTTTTACAAAGTGCGAGCGTGCAATGGGACAACCTGCTCCGCATTCACCGACCCTCGATCAGTTGCGCTCAGGCTAGGAACTCTTGGGATCGCCAATTACAACTCTCCATTCCTGGTGATTCATTTCGGGAATTTCGACACCGCATCGGCTGGAGTTGTCCTGACAGTCAATTTTGCATTACTAAGGCGGGTCAAGAGCGCAGGGCTGGATTTGGGGTCGGTGTTTTTGGACAACGAAGCGAACCTTGTATCTGTTTCGATGCCCTCTTTACAAACTGTACCGGACAGTTTCCTTGGGTTCACTTGTCCCAAATTCACAACTTTGGTTTTGACGTCCCTGCAAACAATCGGGAACAGCTTTCAATTTGGGGGAGCAAACATCACTGGAAACTTTGCCTTACCGGCACTCACTAGTGTTGTGGGCCTCTTTGATGTGGACAGTAACCCATTGCTTACCGGGTTGTCTGTACCGGTACTTTCAACTGTTGGAGCAGACTGCTTTGTACACCTAACAGCCATTTCCAATGCTAGTTTTCCGTCACTGCAAAGCGTGGGAGGCAATTTCCGGCTTGGGGAAAACGTCAACCTATTGACCGTTTCGTGTCCGGCTCTCACAACGATTGGAGGCGGACTGAGTACTTTCAATAGCGCTGGGATGACCTCCATGAGTTTTCCAGTGTTGGCAAACATGGGAGGGGCCTCAATTTCCTGTTCCGGATGCACTGCTTTGCTTGCCGCAAATTTCCCGGCGCTGATAGCAGTTGGGGCTGGCATTGGAATGGACGTGGATTTTTCCAACTGCACTGCGCTTGCGTCAATCAGCTTCCCTAACATGTTTTTGATTGGGGATTTCGCTTTCAGCGGGTGCGCAGTGTTGACATCGGTGACCTTGACCAACGCAACGTTTTCGGATGGTGGATTCATTCTAGATTTCTTTGGCGATGCGGTTGCAGCCGGAAACTCGCTGGCTGGCACTGGCATAAACGGAATTCTTCACCGGGGGGCTGTTTCTCCAGGCCCGTTGACATCGGACAATTTCAACTTGAATGGCGGCACCAACGCCGGAGCAGCGGCTTTGTCGGCTCAAGGCACTGCCGATGCAGCGTTTTTGACTGGAAACGGAAACACGGTCACGTTGAATCCATGAGCGATGCAATTTGGATTGCATTAATTACGGCTACGCCGCCGACCCTGGTTGGCCTCGCGGGAGTGTTTGTCAGCCTGCACAACAAGCGGGCAATTCAGGAAGTCCACAAGTCCACCAACAGCCGACTGGATCAACTTGTGAAGGTTACCAAAAGCGAGGCACACGCGGCAGGAATGAAAGAGCAGGCGGACAAGGGAAAATCGTAGGCATCGGGGACTTACCCCATAAACCCACTTACAACCTCTTGTTAAATTCGAAACGTGCAGCACAATCGGGACATGCGAATTGACCTGTTTAAAGGAGCGTTGGGCATTGGCTCTGTGACGATCGGTTCTGCCGTGTCCACTGTCCAAACCCTGGAGCCGTGGTTGCGGCTTGTTTCGCTGATTGTTGGAATCCTGGTCGGGCTGGCTTCGTTTTGGTCAATCGTCAGGAAGTGGAAAACCAAATAGCGCTTGCCATTTGGAGCGCCAAGGTGTCTTTAACTGGCTCCATGAAGATTCGTATTCTCCTCACCTTGTCCGCCCTCGTTACTCTTAGCGGCTGCTCGTCAACGAACATTGCCGAACTCACCAAAGCTCTTGCCAACGACCCGGCGATCGTGAAAGTCAAAATTGGGTCGGTTTACGGCACTGTGGATTTCACTCGCATCGGGTGCGTGACTAACGGTGTGAGCATCACTCCAGACGGAACGATAACGGTCAAGCCGTGAACCATCGGGGCAATCCCCCTTGTTTGCGCCATTGCTTAATCCCAGAGAACACCGCACTTTGATAGCGTGCACGATCGCGATGACAAATTAGTTCAGGTACTTGAACGCATCGCGTGCGAACTTGAAACTTCCAATCATCTCAAACATAAAATTATGACTGCTCTCGACACACTCACAGCCAGTATTAACGCGGCAACTCAATCCGCAACGGCGCTCACCGCCGCCGTGGACACTGCCGTAACCGAAATCACGACACCCGCCGCCAGCGATGCACAGTTGCTTTCGTTGTCCACCGCTGTTACCGCTCTGCAAGGGGCAATTGACGCGCAGACCGCAAGGCTCGTCACTGCCACCACGCCGCCAGCTAATCCCCCGACGACCTAAGCGAAATTAAACCGTTGACGGCTTTGCCGGATGCGGCGTAATTTGCGGACTTCGAGTAAGACGGATTAGAGTGATTAGCGACTAGCTCATACAAAGCCCGGTCCAGAGGGGGCCGGGCTTTCTGCTGTACATCACCGGCTGTGGTTCAGCGATCCGGACTTCCAGCATTCACGAGCTTTTTCGCGGACTTCCTGCTTCCACCGGTGATCCTCCTCCTTGAAAGATTTGGTGACCAGACGCCGGATTGAAAACCCGAGTCTGCGAGCGCCCTCGACAGCGGTTACCAGGGCATCGAAAAGGTCTGGAGAGCGGCCAGTCTTCAACTTCATTTCCTCTTTCGTCTCAGCCTCAATCTTGTTTCCTCCAACCGTCTTCCACTCGCGAGCGCAGCCCTCCTGCATCATGTCCTCAGTCATTCCCCGAAACTGATAAGCCTCGATGATTAGGCGAACGGTGTACCACAATTCCGTGACGAATTTGGAGTAATAGTCCCGAGCCAAAACGTCTATGTCAGCCGATACTTGCCGCTCACTGGGCTTCCCGCCGAAATCAATCGCGTTTACCTGGGGCGACCAGAGACGGCTGTAAGCGGTGACCAGAGACGTTCTCATGCCCGCATCGAAGAAATGGTTTTCCGGGGGTATCCCTCGACGCTCATGCTCCCCTTTAACGAACATCACAATTTGGTCTTCTGGCGACTCAAAATCGCTGGAGGCAATTGGGATTATCAAAACGTCAATCAGTGCCATGATTTGGCGCTTTTCGGCATTGGGATAAGTCTGATTGATGATGGCTGAGGCAGCAGCATCTCCCGGGTCTGTTTCGGCCTCCTCCCCAAAATCCAATTCGAGGAACACGCACCGGTCACCTCCAACCGACCTGTAGGCAGCGTCAACGGCGGTAACCTTGGTGCGATTAGAATTCTTCCAAACAGGCTCCTCCATCGCTTTGTGTTTGAGGCAAAGCTGGCGGGTGATGATTCGGCGGCTTCCCTGTCCGCGAGGCATCCGCCCCTCGTTGAACATCGTGTAATGCCAGTCATCCTTGCCCCACGTTGCAAGGTCATCCTGCATCTGTTTGCGCGTGATGAGGAATGGAAATGGAACCGGCTCGCTGGGGTCAGCATCCATGTTCGGGCAGTCGGAGCCGGGGAACTGAATGCAGATGCCGCCCTCAAAGCGTGTCTTCCAGGTTTTGGTTTTCGGAGTTTGGTCAATGCCGCCCTCCCAACCGCCGAGCGTTACATGCGGCTCGCAGAGGATTCCCAGGGCATCGGTTGTTTGGGCCGGGTTGCCCATGCCGGTAACTTTGGTATCGCCTTGTTGATCCAGCGTGGCGATCGCGTCAATGAACGTTTTGGGCAGAGCGCCCAACTCATCACCGAGCAACCTCACGCGTTTGTTTTTGATGCCTTGAAAGTCGCCCACGCCTACGAACTGATTTCCCTTTTTACAGGGAACACCAATGAAACCATTCCGGAAGTCACGTCCATCCTCGCTCTGCTCACGGTCATCGGTGACCAGCCGTTGACGACCCTCAATCAAGTGGCCCGGCAACCATCGGAACCGACTGATTGCCTTGCGATGGAAAGCTTTTATGTCGCCCCAAATTCGATCCTCCAGCCGCTCCTTTGTCGTTGAGCAAACCAGGATGGTTGTGCAGGACGAGAAAGCGTAATAGTCAACCAAGTGGCATATGGCAGCGCACGCGCTCTTGCCGGAATTCTTTGGCCCCATCACTCCCACGTATTTGTGAGACAACCAATTCTCGATGAAAATGTTGAACCAGCGATGCTGCTTTATCTCCGGCCAGATTAGCTTGATGGCTTCTTTGTAATGAAACAGGTTGCCCTTGCCTGCCTTGCCTCCTTTTTCTTTTTCCCATTCGCCGCCCTTGGCGATCATGGTCAACTCGATTGATACCGGGTGAGCCTCCGCACGCCACCAAAGACCGTATTTTTCCATGTGCCGACCCTGAGCGGATTTCTCCATGTTCGGTCTGGTACAGGAGTTTGCGGACTTCTTAAAACCGGAGAATCCTTTAGGCATGGTGCGTTTTCACTTGTGGTAATGTAGTGTTAAGGACAGGCTGAAATCCATGGCTAACCAACCGCCTCCGGTTTTAAAGGTGTCGCCAAGTGATTCGTGCGGCGATCATGGTAATGCTCGATTTGGTCACCCCGTATTTTTCCGCGAGCTTTGGTGCGTTACCCGGAAAGTAATCACGCCGAATCGCCAGTACTTCAGAGTTTGTAAGCTTGGAGCACCCATGAGACTCACCTTGGCGTGGTGGAACTCTCTTTTTGGAATACGCATCCTGCATGTTTTGAAGGTGTGTCCCCAAAAAGAGATGTCTTGGATTCCAGCAGGCTGGAACATCGCACTTATGACACACCTCTTTTCCTCTTGGAATTTTCCCTTTATGGTGCATCCACGAAAGCCGGTTTACGCGCACGGTTTTTCCGTTCACAACAATACAGCCATAGCCTCTCTCGTTAGATTTAGCGCCGGTCCAAATCCAACACGGAGTTGGGAGTGGCCCCGGAACCTTTTTGGTTTTCTCAAGAAGCCTCCTCTTGATGCAGGATTTGGGAAAGGCGAGCCGCACAGCACCGAAACTGCCATCCGAACGCCGTTTCGTTGTGTATCTGAATTTCATTCTTGCTAGACTATGTGTTTATTCATCCGAGTCAATTGAATGGCAACACAATCACCGATTCTTACTGATGGCTCCCTGAACTTTCAGGGCGGTGTAAATTCTCTAGTTCCCGCCACTGTGGCAACACAAGCAAACCCAAATGGATTACAAAGGGACCAAACGGCGTGGCTCGTAAATGCCACTGTTCGAGATGGTGGGATTTCTCCCCGCGCCGGTTGGAACCAATTGCAAAAACTGCTCGATACCCTCGACAAGAGTTTAGTTGGCACGATCGGGTATCAGGGCGGATTTCTCTACCGACCTTTGGACGGAAACCCGTACCTTATATTTTCAGTTGGGGGAGTCATCTACCGCACGGACCCTGATGGAGTCTCGCCGATCAATCTTTCCGCAGCATTCGGACTCACCAATCCCTCCGGTGTTGCTCACGCGTATTTTTGTCAGGGAGAACAGTTCTTAGTGATTCAGGCGGGCGACGGCGTAACGCTGCCTCTGTTTTGGGATGGCACGACGTTGAGACGGTCAAACGGGTTATCGCCCTCGCAATCGGCCTCGACGTCAACAAAGCTCCAACTCATCAGCGCTAATGACCTCCAGGCATTCACGGTACCGATACAAGGTGATTCTGTTAAGTTGACATGGGGAAGCGTGGCAGGGCTGGCCCAAGACGATATTGTAATAATCTACCGACACAACACCACCACCTCTTTTGGAACGTACGGAGTTACCAGTATTGCGGGCAACACGCTGGTTCTTAAAAAGCAGGATTTCAACGCGGGACCGTTCAATGTGAATTTCACCTTTGACCTGTTCAAATCCGGCTCTGCCACTCCAGCCAAGATCGCCGAATTGCCTGCCGGTTTTGCGATGGATTATTACATGCAACGGATTTGGTACGTGTTCGGCGACCAACGCACCTATACGGCTGGAGACATCGTTGGAAACACTACCTCCGGAACCCAGGCGTACAACTTCACTGATTCGATTTTGAGAATCAGCGAGAATCCGTTGGCTCTTGGCGGTGATGGTTTCCACATTCCGAGCGACGGCGGCAACATTCGCGCCCTGACTCACACCGCCAACATTGACGCAGCTTTAGGCCAGGGGTTGCTCTACATCAGCACCCGAAAACAGATTTACTCTCTGCAAGTGCCGGTCAGCCGGGCCGACTGGATTAACGCCAACAGCACCAACGCCCCGCTTCAAACCGTGGTGCAACTGGTCAACGGAGCAACCGGCGATCGCTGCATCGTTCCGGTCAACGGCGATCTTTATTATCAGTCGCTTGAGCCTGCAATCCGGAGTCTTGTGATCGCAACGCGCTACTTTGGTCAGCCCGGCAATACGCCGATCTCCAACCCCGAGACTCGAATACTGCAATTCAACGACCGGGCATTGCTGTCCTTTGCTACTGGAATCTCATTCAACAATCGCCTGCTCGAATCGGCGTTACCCAAACTGACTTCCAAAGGCGTCATCCATCAGGCGATTGTCCCGCTCGATTTCACCCCGCTCAACAAACCTCCGCAGCAACAGGGATTGCCTCCTGTTTGGGAGGGACACTACGAAGGGCTGGACATTCTGCAATTGTTTGTTGGGGACTTTGGCGGGCTGGAGAGGGCATTTGCGATCGTAGTTTCCAAAGTGGATGGCGGTTTGTGGCTTTGGGAATTGACGCAGGGCGCTTTGACGGAGAGCGGCGATAGCCGGATCACGTGGCAGATGGAATTCCCCGCGTTCAATTGGGGCGACGATTTCACGTTGAAGCGTCTGGTTGGAGGTGAACTTTGGATTGACCGATTATCGGGTACGGCCGAGTTTACGCTGGAATACCGACCGGACTCGTACTCGTGTTACATACCATGGCTCGCCTGGAAAGTATGCAGTTCTCGCGATTGCGAGGAGAACATTCCGACCAATTGCCCACCGGTAAGTTACCCGCCGCAGCCAGCAACCCAGAACGGACTTGGCTACCGTCAAACGATAGGATTCCCAAAGCCTCCCACAATCTGCGACAAGCAAATGGGACGTCCATCCGATGTCGGTCACCAATTCCAATGCCGGTTGACCGTGAAAGGCAGTTGCCGGATACGCGGAATTTTCCTGCACGCCACAAGGTTCGAGCGCCAGCTTTACGACAATCTGCCTTGCTAACGTTGCTATGAAAATACCGTGCCCAGTAAAAGCGCCGTGTCTGGATGACGCAAACCCGTTCCAGAATTTAAGCTCCGAAGCTCCCGACATTAACCGGTTCTTCGCGTATGGCAGTGGGCCGGGCAGAGTCGGTCACGGAACCACGACCGGCCCGGGAAGCGTTGGACCCGGACCCGGCCAGAATTGGAATGCTTCGTGCCAGACTCCAGATGGGCCAATCAGTTGCGCAGCCGCCACAATTGAGGAAGCAGAGTTGTGCGTGGAAAGACTTGGCCAACTATGTGCCGCCCCACCGGACGCACCTCCGGACCCGGATCAACCGCAAGACCCGTCAGGGCCAACCGATCCAGTTGAACCGCTTTTCTTCAATGCGTTCCAGTTCTGCCAAAGCACTTGCCCAGACGGAACACCGTTCACCTTCCAGGTCATGGCGGGCGCTTTCGTTGCCACATCGCAAATCGTTGCCGACCGGGAGGCGTTTAGTTTTGCGTGCCGCCAAGCGCAGCTTCAAAGGGTCTGCCTCAGTGCCTTGACGCCAACAAACGCGTGCGCTGGAAAAGCGTATAGCGGGACGTTGCACGTAACTGGAGGAACTGGATTCACGTTCTCAATCGTTGGCGGTTCGCTGCCTCCAGGTATCAATATGTCGTTTGTCGGAAACACGGTGTTGCTTTCCGGGACCCCAACCACACCCGGAAATTACAGCTTCACTATTCGGGCATTGAACAATGTGGGTCATGCCGTGGTGAGGGGTTACACCATTTTCGTTTTGGGATTCACGAACCCGCCGCCGACCAACTTTATTCAAAACACCCCCTACAGCTTTCAGATGACCGCAGCCGGTGGCGTTGCTCCTTACACCTTTGCGATTCAGGACGGCTCGTTGCCGGTTGGATTAACGATGTCGGATGCCGGTCTTATCAGTGGCACACCAACGTCAAATTCGGATACGAGCTTTACCTGTGCCGTGACTGATTCAGCGTGAGCACTTGCGCCAGCGATTTTGCTATTCATGTGGTGGGGCAAACGTGTCCCTCTCTCAACACGGGCGGAACTATCACCAACGCCGACCCAATCAGCCCTTACGATGGCCCGCCGTGGCATTATATTGTTTTCCCGGTTCAGATGTTCACAGGGGTAGCGATGAACATTTACATTACGCAATGGAGCGGAAATGCCTTTTCGGGCCAATTCAACTTCGTTGACCCGTTCAACAACGTCCTAGTGGGGCCTCAGAACTTTTCAACGAACACAGTTTTTCGAGTCACGCCACCAGCAGACGGCATTTACTCCTTGGTATTTGAGGCATTTGACCCGGCAATAGATGGCAACGGGACAGTCGCATTTTTCACTGACTGCGAGGATGCAGACATACCTTGCGTGTTGCCTGGAGGTTTGCCCGCTCGCATCCGCATCCAGGGTTACGTAGATGGAATTTTTGACCTGAGCGCGTGCGCGAGCGCCGCCAGCGTCTTGCCTGTTTGGGACGGAACGATGCCGGATTATTTGGGAGGGGGCGATTGGGAAGCGGATGGAGTTAATTTCCCAAGCAACTTTTCGATTCAAGGCAAGAGACTCGCTGAGGCTTTTGTGGTGTACCAAGCTTGCAGCCCGGCAGGCCCGGCGACTTGGACCTTGTTCATTGAGCTTGGAGATACATTCGATTCTGAGCCGTGGGTAGGTGTTCTGCTCACGGGAAACACCCCGGCAGGCGTTTACCGAAGATTAAGCGGTTGCTCTCCCGGCCCGGCGACCATAACCGTTGAGGCTTACTAAATGTCCACCTGCCTGGAACAATTCGACATGACACCGGCAAGTGATGTTTGCCCAAACTGGGCAACGTTGTTCTGGGGAATTCCCACGTTCACAACCAACGGCGCGGGTCTGGCGACGTTCACGCCGAATTCAGCGGCCTCCGATACTGCCGTTGCTACAGCAACCGCGCCCATGGGCTTCAACGATCGGGGAACCTCGACCAACACCGGAACGTTGACCTATAACGGTCATGGATGCCATTGCAAGCTGCACATTGTTGTGACGCAGACCGGCACAGTGGGGCATCAAGCCGGGCAACTCATTGTGACCACTTCGTTGGGGCCTGCTCTATACGTCAACAATCTCCTGAACACCAACGGAACCACGGATGCGACTTTCGATCTGCCCGACACTGGAGGCGCAAACATCACAGTCAGCGTGATGATTAGCATCTCATCTGGGCAACTTGGCGTCGTGATTGGGCTTCAAGCTCTGACTCTGACTGCCACCGTTGGCAATGTTTAGTCTTTGACTCATGGGCTGATTCAGCCGATAACAGCGATATGCCGCAACGTCTCAGGCTTTACGATGCGCGAGTTTCCAGACTCCCGGGCCTTGTGGGGTTGTGCCGCGAGGACATTGTTGGAGTCGCCAACGTAGTGAACAGCGTTCAGGAGCGGCTGCTTTACGCCAAAGAGGCAGGCGACGAAGGTTGGTACGGGAGTTACGCGGAGGTGTTAATGCAGGCATCGCGATTGACCCCTTACGTGACGCTTCCCCGGGAGATTGCGAGAATCGAATTTGCGGACGTGTGCGACAAGCCGGTTGCGCTCAATAACCAGTTCCAGAGCTACCTGAGATTTGGCAACGGACGTCTTCCCAAACTGTGCCGGAACAGTTTCCACGGATGCCTGACAACCGTGTGGACGCGCAACGATGCAGTCACGTTCATTGATCCGCCAACCCAACCATTCTTTTTGCAGGCGATCGCGCTCGACCCTGCCGATGTTCAGAGCGCGAGGCGGTTGCTCTTTCAAGGTACGGATGCCAACGGCGAGGTGATTTACTCGCAGGACGCAAACAATCAGGTTACCGGCGAATACGTCACGCTCGCATCACCGTTTGGCGGGTCTGTGAATTCTTTCAGCCGGTTGACCGGCATTCAGAAAGACGTGACCGTTGGAGCGGTTCAGATTTTTTCCGTGGACGCTGCTACCGGGGTCACCACGATGATTCTCACCATGGAGCCGGGTGAGCAATCCTCGCTCTACAAACGTTATTACTTTAACGCCCTCCCATGTGCCTGCCCGAGCACTCAGGGTTGTGTCACGCCGCAGACAATTCCCATTCGCGCCCTGGTAAAGCTCGACTTGATTCCGGCGACCGTGGACCAGGATTATTTGCTCATCCAGAGTTTGGAGGCGTTGACCGAGGAAGCTCAGTCACAACGAATGGCCGGTATTGACGGCATGGAGGCGAAAACCGAATCGGGTAACCGGCACAAGACGGCAGTTCAGTTTCTGAACGGCCAATTGACTCATTATGTGGGGAAGAACAGCCCGGCCCTTGTGTTCAAACCCTTTGGAAGTGCCCGGTTGGAGCGCGTCAAGATTGGAATGCAGTGACATAATTTTATGCCAGCAAGCGACGTTTTAAACAGATTCTTTGGTACCGGGATGACCGTTGGCGGCGGGGCGCGGGGTGTCGGCCCGGCGAGTGGCGCGTTGCTCCCCGGCGTGCAAAACAAATACGATCCAGCTTATGGTGGCGTGCCGGGAGTCCCAAATCCGGTGTCAACCGCAGGGCAGGCAATCACCGGAAACCTCGCCAATCTTCCGCAGATCGCCCAACTCACCCAAGGTCTGGACACCGCATCCGGCGCGGGGGTCATGGCTGCGCTCGCTCAAGAGATTCCGGGGATTCAAGGTTTGATCGGAGGCGCTACTAACACTCTGAACGAGTTTAATTCGGGTCAAGTGCCGCAAGATGTCATTGACCAAATCGCTCAGGGTTCGGCGGAAATTGGGGCAGGACGTGGCATGGGGCCGATGTCACCATTCAGCAATGCGAATTACCTCCGCGCATTGGGCCTGACATCGCTTGGCATGAAGGAAAAGGGGTTGTCCGGAACTAACGCCTTAATGGGTTCAGTTCCGCGAGCGCCAGCGTTTGACCCTTCCTCGATGACGGTTAATCCCAGGGACCAACAGGAAGCCGAATACATGGCGGAAGTCATGGCCAACGCGCCGGTACCCGCAGCAGCCGCGAAAGCCAATTTGGCGGCGTTGAATGCAGGGACAGGATTCCGGCCTCCGGGAGTCGGCGGGCCGGTCGGTGGATTCAATGTGCCGATTCACGGTGGGCCTGGATTCCCAGACGTGCCAATGGCGGGCGCGATGACCGGATTTAACCCAGACGCAACCACGGCAGTCATGGGAGCATCCGGACCCAGCGGTGTGGATTCCGTTGGCAGCTACTATCAGACGCCGCAAGCTTACGACAATTGGAACAAGCTCGCTGCCACATGGGCGACGTCACCCACCGGTAATCCCGCCGAGTACGACCCGGAGATTGACGCCATGAACCAGAACATCATCAGCGACATTCCGGCTGAGCCGATTTATCCCGATGACCAGTACGCTCAGCAATGGCAGGACTTTTACGACATGGGAGGAGTCTAAAAGATGGTAATCCCTCCATGGATTAAAGCCGCCGACCCTGCCGCTCACATGGCGCAGGGGATGCACATTGGTTTGCAGGCGAGCGAGCAGGAATTGGCAGAGCGGACAAGGCAACACGCAGCGGCGATGCGTGCCGCACAGTTCCAGCAGGAGATGGACGCGCAAGCCGCTTCTCAACGGTTCAAGGAAATACAGGCGGCACGCCAGGAACAGGAGCAGGCACAGGCACAGGCTTTCCAGGAACAGAAATTTTCTCTCATTGCCTCGCAAGCCGCCCAGAAACATCAGGCGATGCAGGAATATCAGGCAGCAATCAACAGCGGCATGGACCCCAACGAGGCGATTCTTAAATTTGGACCCGCGATGTCAGCCAACACTGGCACAGCAGCCGCGTTGCGGGCGCGTGAGCGTGAAATGCGGACACCCAAATCCTGGAACGAGGTAACGATGCCCAGCGGATTGAAGACGCTCCAGAGCAGCACCGGTGATTTGAGGTTTGCACCCCGCAGTGCGTCAGGCGAGCCAGCCGCTATGCCAACGGTTGTGGACGTGAACGGCATCCCAATGTTGCAAGTGCCCAATGCTAATGGTGGATTCCATTATCAGAACGCGCCCCGTCAACCGGCTGTGAAGTCCGGGTTGACGCCGATGCAAACGATGATGGAGCGCGATCGCACTGAGAAAGCTCTGGCGGCGTTGATCGATGGTAACCCCACTTTGGATTTGGCTGAGGACGCCAAACCCCCGACCAAGGCGAGTGAGTTAGGCAAAACCAGATGGAAGGCGGCAAAATCGCAGGCCGATAAGCTCAGGAAGCGCATTCAGGAGATGGAGGATCGACTAGCTGGAGGCAACGAAGACACAGCCGCAACAGCTTCCCCGCCGCATGATGAGCCTGGAAATCCGGACGGTGAACCGGTGGATTCGGGTACCACACCGGCACCGGGACCAACAACCAGCAAAGCTTTTAAGGTTGGCGGCTATACCGTGACTCCGCTATAAGCGGGGAATGGCCTCGTACGAAGTCAGCGCACCGGACGGGAGACGTTTCCGAATTGAGGGCGACCAGCCTCCCGGCGAAGACGATCTAGACAAGATTTTCAACCAGCCAGCCGTACCAACGTTCGAGCCTCGCGCCGACATCGCCCCGGAAACCCCGCGAGACGTTGAGGAAGCTCAGCGAATGGGGTCACCTACCCGCGAGCTTGCGCATACTTTTGACGTAGCTGGACGTGGATTGGTCGGAGGCTTGGCAGATTTGGGCAAGGTGTTCTTCCGCCCGGTGACCGAGGAACTTTATCCGGAGCAGGCTACCCCGGGACCGGTAACCGCCCCTTTTGAAAACCTGGAGGTAGCGGGAGACACGAGGGTACCATTGCCTGCCAAAAACTTGGCTCCCCTTCCTGCTTCTGCTCAGTTCGCCGGTCATGCAGCGCAAGGGTTGATCGAAACTACTCCCAAAATCGCCGGTGTCGCCGGGCTGGAAATGGCTGGCATCCCCGCGCCGATCGCAGCCGGAGCAGTCTTTGGACAAACCGAGCAAGGTTTTGACCCCAAACAGGCGGCAATTGCAGCGGGCCTGCCACTGCTTGGGCGCGTGTCCGGTGGCACAGTCGGCACAGTAGCAAAACTCTTGGGGGTTGAATCTCCGAAGGCTTTGAACTGGATGAAGGGGATCGCCGGTACCGCCGGGCCAGCCGGAGCGATGTTGGCCGAAGGCGAGCGGGAGATTTCCAAACTGCCAAAAAAACAACAAGAAACCGCACGTAATCAATTGTGGGAAAGCATCGCCGGGCAAGCGGCTCTTGGCCCCATGGGAGTGCGGTTTGAGAAAGGACTAAATGCCAGCCAAAACAGAACGTCAACGCAGGTTCATGGCGATGTGCGCCCACAACCCGGGGAAGGCGCAGGGCAAGTGCCCCTCGAAAGCAGTCGCCAGGGAGTTCAGCCACAAAGCGAAGCGGGCGCATCCCAAGAGGGACAAGCGCGGGTTTTACTGAGTGACGAGGAATACTTGGCACACGAGCGGCAGGCGATTGAGGAAGCCGAAAGGCTTGGCTCACCGGCAACCGCCGTGGATGAGTTTTCCGGTCAAACCGAAGACCAGCCGTTTGCCGGAGCATTCATGTTGCCGACACAGAGCGGCATGGAGATTCGCTCACCGAATTTCCGTAGCTGGCTCGAAAGCATCCCGAAAGAGAAACGGGCACAGGCAATCACTCAGCGAGTGCTGGAGGAGCACATTCACCGGCACGTCTCAAATGAGGACGCAGCCGCATATAACAAGACACTCACCGGCCTGGAGCGAGCGATTGAGCACCGGGCTTATACCGGAGAATGGTCACCGGAGACGTTGCAGCAAAAACGCGGGGTAAAATTCTCCGAATCACAGCTTGGTCATGAGGCAATCCGGCGCAGGATGCAGCGCTTGATGGGCGGCAGTAGCAGCGAGGTTGCCGAGGCAGCTTTGCGCGAGCGTTGGACACTCAAGAGTTTGGAAGCGCTCTCGGACATGGTACGCAATGTGCGGGAAGGATTCGGCACAAAAGCCAGCGGTGAAGGCGTGAAACTCCTCAACAAACTGGAAGACAACTTGAGCGCTGCCAGGGCGGCAGTGTCCGGACAGCAGCAGCCGGGAGCTTTCCAAAAAGAGGACACCTCCGATGCTGTTCAGCAATTCGAGGAGCGGTTGAAAGCTGGCCAAGGCGGCAACAAAATCTCGACCGAAGCGGGACTTGGCGCGAAATCCATATCCGACCTGGAGGCTCTAAAATCCATTCGGGAAACCGCGATCGAGAAGCGTGATGACGTGATGAAGCGTCTTCATTCTGCGACTCCGGACAAGCAGGGCGCTTTATTCGCCGAAGCGATGAAGCTCAACAGCGATCTCCAGCTTGCGCGTGAGGCAATTGAGGTGGCGACCGATACCGGAAGCTGGCAGGAGTCTGAGCAGCATGTTGCTCCTCTGGGCGACCGGCCCATGAACTGGCGCGACAATCCGGAAGTGGCTGACTGGCTCAAAGAGCACGGCAAAGGTCTTGGCATAACGCTGCCCGATGAATTGGCACAACAACCCGCAGCCTTTCAAAAGGATTACGATGAGCGGCTTGGCGACATTGTTCGCGGCAACGAATCTCAGGCAGCGGAGTTTCGGCGACTGGCAAAGGAGGCAGGCACGCCTGTAATGCGAGTCCGCTACCAGCGAGAGGCGGACAAATTGCAGCGGGCGGCAGATGCGATTAAGGCAGCAGTTCCAGAGTGGGAACACCGCTCAACGCCAGCAGCATTCCAGAAAGAATTTGGCCTTCCGCCCGGCAAACCGGGTGAGGAAAGGGGAGGTGTTCCACCGTTAAAGGGGGAGTTACCTTTAACCTCAACCACACCCGGCGAGGCACGTCCATCGGCAACTGAGCTTGGCGCGAAAGCTTTCACCGCTCGCGACCTGGAGCAAGCTGGTGAAGCGCACATTAAGGAGCAGACGTCACGCGTCCTGTCTCAACTGGAGGCTGGCAAGCGGGTAACTCCGATCTCGTTCGATGATTACCAAACCGCCATGCAGCACAAATATGGCGATTTGAAGCCCGGCCAACTGTTCGAAGGTTACCAGGACACGCTCAACAAAACCCTCCTGTCGGCCTCCGGACGTGAACTGGAGGCGTTGGCCAAGTCGGTGGGGGTCAAGACCAGCGGGAAGATCGCCGACCCGAGTACGGTTCAGGGTTTCGGCTTAAAACTGGAGCCTGGGAGCCGGAAAGTGGCGGAACAGATGCGAGCCGAGGAAAAGGGCGCTTCTCAACGTCAACGTTACCGTAACTCCGTAATCAGCCGGGTTGCTGAGAAATTGCTGTCCGATGCCGCTCCGGAGACAAAAACCCCATCACGTACCAATATCTCTCCAGAAGATTTGAGGCTGGCGGATGAAACCAAGCAACCGGGGTTCTTTGACATCTCCAGGCAGGACACCACAAGCCCCGGCGTTCTGGCGCAAAGGCTGGTCCAGGACGCCAGAAGGTCAGGACGTGACCCAGTGATCCTTACCAAGCGTCTGACGGCTCTAATGGACAAGCAGAGCGGAAGGGTCTATCTCGTCTCGACCTATCCGAGCGGCAGAACCGGCGCGATGCTGCTTGACCCGTCTGTGTCCACAATCAGGGCACACCGCCCACTGTCCCAAATATTGGCACGATACCGCCCGCTTGCCTCGCTGCTCCTGGATGAACCTGTCCAAAACTTCAAACAGGCATTTGATTCCGTTGGCGATTTCGAGGCTAAGCTGGCGACCGATGCCCGGCGAGCTTCGCAGCAAGTGTTTGAGGAGCCTTTGCGAGAGGGTGAGCAGCCGGAACCCGGCTCCTGGGAGCACGGAGCGCCGATCACCGATGCGGAAGCAGCCTCGATCATGGACCATATCACGAGCGAGGTTGGCAAGTTCAATGAGGTAACCGATGTGCAAGCATCACTTGCCGCCCTGAAAGAGGACAGCAATCCCCAGGTTTTGTCCGCTTACCGGAAGCTCTCAGAGGAGTTGCTTCGCCGGAACCCGGATTTGTCGGATGAAGGTTTGATCAATCAATTGGCACAGAATATTTATGACAACCACGCAACTGCCCCGGACCTTGAAACGTTTGTCAAAAGGACAATGGCGCAAGGACGTGCCGAAAATCGCCCGAGTGCTCCGCTTGCAGGAGAGCCGGGACCGTCTAAAACGTCCAAAGAATTAACGATGCCGATTCGGCGGCGACCCCCGACCGATATACGACCGGAGAACATTCCCGCCGAAGCAGCCGCGAGACTGGCAACGGGAACCAGACCAGCCCCAACCGCTCCAGAGGGGAGTCTAGTGCCAACTTCGCCCGCTGGAGCAATCCGGCTTGGTGAAGGTGAACCGCCAGCCGCCTTTGATAAAGCGCTTGCCGCCGCAAAAGATGAAGTGGAGCGCGTCAGGGATGCCGCCAAACTCCTGACAAGCCGCAGTGCAATGGTCGGCGATGTGGCTAAGACCATCGATCAGGTTGATAACCGGAAGAACAACGAGGCGATCCAGCAGGAGAACAATATCCGGCTGGCATCAGTCAGGAAGCCGACCGGCGTAGCTCGATTTACTCAGCCGTGGCAGCGAGGCAATAAAGAGGTGCTGGCCGCTGCCAACGCCGTTGTGGAATCCCAGGGCATCCAGTCAAAGCTCGCCGACTTCCGAGCGAAGCTCCAGCAGGCCAAACTCAACGCTGAAACGATGGCTCAGAGTGGGTCATGGCGCGAGCGACGGCTGGCCAAGGCTTACGAGAAAGACATTGCCGCGAGCTTGGCTGAGGTGGAGTACGCCGATGCACATTGGAATGACCCTGAGTTAAAGGAGACGGCTCGCCGGGTGAAACGCGCCCTCGACCAGCAATACGCTTTGGAGAAATCAAGCGGGTTCGACCTGAACAAAGAGCCGGGTTACGTCCCTCACCGGTTGCTTGGTGTCTGGGGTGGGGCGGAAACGCTTTTCCAGTTGCCCCGAGTCATCGGCACCAAATACCGGATGCCGCGAACATTCCCCACGCACTACGATGCTCTGGAATCTGGCCCTTACATGCGGGTCACCCACGACGTTGCCTCCCTGGTTGGCCATCGCGTGCGGCAAGGCTTGGGCAACATCTACCGGCATGAATGGAAAGCCGGATTGCTCCAGGTCAAATTTCCCGATGGCACTCCGATGGCGCTTCCGGCCAAACAGGGCAAGCACGGAGCGCAATCCCCCAACCCTGCCTACAAAGTAATTGATACGAACGGATTGGGGCCGATCGCGGTTCACGAGGACATTTACAAACCTCTGCGCTCGCTCCTCGCGCCGAGCTATTTCGATGACGCACCGATTCCCCGAGCAGCGTTGCACCTGGAGCAGATGTTGAAGCACAGCCTTCTAATCGGTGACTTTTTCCACTTCGCCCGCATGGCGTATTACGGAGGCTCCATCATCGGCAAACAGGTCTTAGGTCTGGGCGATGCTGGACGGCTTGGCAAATCCGGATGGTCAGCGCTCGACATCGCGGAGCCGAATGTGAGGGAGGCGATTCGCAAGGGTGTCATCAGCCAGAAGGATGCCGATTGGGCCAATGCCAGGGTCAACGGGATAACCCGCAGACAGATTGTAGAAATGGCGTACAAAAACTTTGGAGCGAACTTGGGCAAGGTGTCCGATGCGCTTTACAAAGACCTGCTCACCGACCTGACGCCGACCGCTGGCCCGGTTCAGCGTGGCATCCATAGGCTGGTTGATCCGAGTGTGGGGCGGTACAACCGTTTCCTGTTCGAGCGCATGACCCGGGGCATCATGGCTGAATCCATTGTCAGCGAATTCGAGCGGCAGAGCAAAGCGAAGCCCAATGCGAGTCCGGACGCTCTCATGCGGGACATTTCCCGAGACGTCAACGAGCGATTTGGCAACATCGGCAGGCAGGGAGTTTTCAAGAGCAAAACCGCTCAGGATTTCGCCCGATTCCTCATGCTCGCTCCGCAATGGGTGGAAGGCATGGCACGAACGGAAGCCCGTTCCTACGGCAGACTCACCGGCGCTTCCAAACTGCTTGGCCAGCGTCAGGACGTCACGCCACTGGGAACCACAGGCCGGAGCGTTGGCAAAGGATTGGTGTTCATGTTCGGATTGACGCAAGCGATCAATATGCTGACTCGCGGCAAGCCGACCTGGAAGAACGATGAGGAAGGGCACAAGATGGATGCCTGGATTCCGTCCTGGGGCAGCAACAAGGAAGGATTTTGGTTCAGCCCGCTCTCAGTGTTCAACGAAGTCACCCACGACCTTTACCGCCTTGGTGAAGCGAAATTACAGGGCAACAAACCGGTGGGCGATGCTGCGATTGACATTCTCTCCAACAAAGAGAGTCCCATCAGCCGCGCTTTGGTTGTGATGGGCACCGGCAAAACTTCGCGAGGCGAGAGGATTACGAGCACTGCCGGGAGGTACCTGACTGAACCCGCCAAAGCAATGGCTCCGATGCCGATCACATTCGGCAAGTATGGACAGGCGGCGGGTCACGCTCTGGCACCGAGCCTTGTGCCGCCAGTTGCCCCAGGGGCGATGCAGCGTCAGGCGTTTGGCACCGCAGGTTTGAAGATTGAACCGGCGCAAAGTCAACCGGCGAGGGTTCGCAGGATGGCTGAGCAGTTCATGCGCGAATCGGGTTTGAAGAAAGAGACGGGTTGGGAGCAGGTAATGACCGATGAACAGAGCTACACCAAGCTTCGTCAGGCCATTCGGGACGGGGACAACGTTCGCGCCAAGAAGGTGTATGACTCGCTGCTTAAAGGCAGGACACCGCAACAGATCGTCAAATACATGAAGCAGGCCAGCCGGGCACCGTTCACCGGAAATTCCAAAGCTGAAAAAGGTTTCATTGGCTCGCTCGATGACAAAGGGATTGAGGCGTACGACGCCGCCAGACAGCAGATGATGGATGATTTTGAGAGGTTCGCAGATTGGTATAACCAACAGGAATAGGGTGAAGCGCAAGGGATACGCCAGGGGTGAAGCGAGGCGCGAGCCTTGGGAGGATTACGCTGAGAGAGCTATTGGGCTGGTGAACGAGGTTGCCTCGACCGGCGAGAGTGGGCAGTACGCAATCAAGAGGAAGCTTCGTGAGTTGATTGCCGAGTGTTGGCAGGAGGCGACTGGTAAAATCGTGAGGCTCAACCCCCCCGGGCACACTCAGCCTGAACCATCGCCTGAATTAGCTCGTCTTGCGGCTTTGGGTCAGGATCGGGGTCAACGTCTTCCAAAGGTTCACCGCTAATGCTGCCTTCCGTGGTGTAAACAGTACAAACCCTGTCTTCCTCCGGGAAAAGCATATCAATCGTTTTGCCCTGGAACAGCGCTTTGTGGCAGAAGCCAAATCCTTTGACGACCTTGATTCCTATGCCGGTTTCCATCTGTTCGAACAATCGCTTTTTGTCGATCGCTTCGACCTGACGAACCCGGTAAAACACAAGGTCCAAATCCTTTCGTGTCCCTTCCTTGTAAAGCAATCCACCGGTGAGCGCGACAAAGCACCCGTGGTTTTCGCTGAAATTGTGGATGGCTCTGCACACTTCAAAAGCCTCCTCTCTGTTCCATTCAGTATTCATTTGTTCATCAGTCCAGTAACAGGGTCATAGCCGGTGGAAATGTAGAATCGGTACCGGTCTTTGATAGGGATCACGACATTGGTTTGACCGGGCGCGAAAATGCCGTCATTGCGCCAGCCATCCGGGAACTTTATTGCCAGATTGGTTGTGGAATAAATGACCACATCGTTGGTCTGCGCAACCCAGGAAAACATGAGGTTGGTTTTGGCCGGTAGAGGAATCGCATTGGTGGCACGCATATCCTTCAACGCTTGCAGCTTGGCGCGAATAGTGGCGAGATTGTGAATGCTGACGAGATTGTTTGTGTTGGTCTGCGCGTGAACGCAGAGCGGCAGAGCTATGAGGAGACAGGGGAGTTTCATGATTTTTTGAGTTGTTCTGCAACAGGGTCGGAGTGATTGCGCCGGAACCGTTCAAACATTTCTGCATGACCATCCGCATTCCGGTTGTCCATTTTCAACGCAATACTTTCCAACGTGTCAATCCATCCAGGCCGGGCAATGGATAGCTCCGCGAGCGCTAAAAGAATCATCTGCCGCTCAGCATCCTCGACCGTGAAAGTGAAATTCTGCGCGTAACGTATCGCTGCCAGCGCTTCCTCCGATGATTTGAACGCGTCACCCGTTGGAAATTTACTACTCAAAATGGCACCTTAGATTCTGTAGATTTCGATCCTGGTTTCTTCTGCCGCCCCTTCATCAGCTTTTTGTTGGCTGACTTCAATCTTCGCTGTTCCCGGAGAGTCCTTTGGTAAGACTCCAGAGTAGCGGCAGCAGTCAACATGGTACTTCTCACACAAGTTGTCTTCGTCAAGGAGTCGCTTGCGGACTGATATAACGCGGACAAGAAAGCGCCCTGAATTTCCTCTTTGAGCTTGTACCTTGCCCAATGCTCCATCCCTAGCAATTCGTTCCAGCTTGGGAGCCTGCCCGCCACCGTCAGGGAGAATATCAGTTCGCCCTGTTTCGTGGGCTGCGGCTCGAATGTCAGTTGCTCGCTCATCATCGTTCCTTATCAATTCTCCGTTGACCACCTTGAACCCGGCGCGGCTCCATGCCTCAGAAGGTTTCTCGCTCATCCGTAACCTCCTCCGCATTTCGGGCAATACCAGCCCCGTTTTTTGATTACAAAAAATCCGTTACCAGTCTGCAAGCTCTCGCCAGGAACAAGCCTCACGAGCAAAGCCTTGTCGCACCCAAATTTGGTGCAACGCAGAGGATAAGCGCGTTTCATGATTTCGGCCTCGAAACGCCGCTGTAACCGATGCGCGGTATTTCAATGTCGTAATCCACCCCACACCGAAATTGCATCGCGTTTTTTAGCCCGTGGTTGGTCCGGATTGAATAAGGCGTCCACATGGCGACTTTGCCTTGCCACCAAAGCGAGTCACCGGGGTTTATCCTCTCCGATTGCGCATTACGCTCGACGTACAAAGCCCGCTTGTCGTGGCACAACTCGTGGCGCTCGACGCACATGACCCAAACCCTGTCGGATAACACGATTTTTTCTATGACGACGCCTCCGATCATACGACCATTAGTTTCTCCAATCGCATCAGTCGGAATTCTAGGGCGTTTATTTCATACCAAACGCACCCCGGAACATGCGGGAAGAAATACGGGTAAGTCGGCGCAGTTTGAGCGCACTTGCAGCGCACTTGCAGGGTGGATTTCTGGATTTCGCTCGGCAGCGTATGCCCCGAACCGCTTGTTGCAGGTGGAACCGTGTAAAATCTTTCGTTCTCAACGAACCTAATGTCCACGGTGGCATCGTCCTCGATACGTTGGTCTGGGTTATTTCCAGACCCTTCGAGGTATATGCCGTAACCGCGCTTTACATCCGAAAGCCTCATTCGTATCTGACTCCCGGTGGTCGGGCTTGCTGTGTCAAACCGTTCCCCATCCACGAAGTAGGGATACGTTTGAGCGGGTTTGGCGTCTGGTTTGGTGTCGTTCATCTTAGGATGTTTGAGAACCATCGCCGATATGTCTTCGGCCCACTTTTGAAGACTTGGGCCGTCGCTATACGAGCCGTCAGATTCCAAAATCCGAACAGCCCCGCACGAGCAGTATTCAGCTAATGAATCTGGAATTGGCTGCCAGTGGTTCTTGCCACATTTTTTGCAAAGGTGGATGCGCCGAGATTCGGACTCGGTATGCCCTTTTGCGAGGTCATTATCCCCGCCAGCAGATACCGCCGTGGTCGCACCACCGACTTGCGCACCCTCAAGCTCAACAAAATCAGCAACCTTGTTTTGCGCGGACTTTAACAGCACTACAGCCTCAGTAAGCAGTGTGTGGCAGCCCGCCGCCTCCACGGCATCTATGGCATTTGCAATCGCCTTTTCCGCAGTACTGTACTGTAACGTGTCGCACCGTCTCGGTATTCCGTTAGTGATTTTCATTACTTCTCTCCTTTAGGTTATCAAGTGTAGCTAGCGCGTGCGTAGCATTGAGCGCAGCCTGTGTGAATTTAAGTGCCTCATCCGCACTCCTGGAGTTAGCTGCTTTTTCAGCGGCAGCGCGTATCGCTTCTTCGAGTATCGCTTCTTCGCGTTTGTATTTCATGGTTTTATCTCATGTTTTATTTTTCCGTTCATCTCGCTCCCTACTGTAACCCTCCTGAATACCTGCCTCCATAAGCGCTTTCATTTCGGCAACGACACCGGCGCGGTCACCGTTGGCAATGTAGTTGGTTCGTCCCGGAGCGCCCCCAAATGGAAACGTGAGCAGCGCAAAGCCCCAGCCTTGCGGCAATTGCTCGTCAATCAGGCGAGCTATGGTCTGCATCTGGTCACGGACATTTGAGTCTTTACCGCCCTCCGGCGCGGCTTCGTTAGTGTTCATGCTGGCAATAGTTCCATCGCTTTTTCTACCTGGAAATTGAGCATCGATCGCTGGTTGTCAGGACAACCCTGCTCCAGAAGCGGCAACCCGGTTTCAATGCTGTGCAGTATCTCCGCTCGCGTTGCGGGCCTGCCCTCGCGCCACCACGTCACGCTATCAGGTTTCCCGATGCGGATTAGCTTCTTTCCCGCACCATCTGGGAAGAACGTCCATTGCTTGGTTTCCCAAATCGCCATTGCGCCAGGGTTTCTTTCAATCATTACGCCAGCCGGAGCAGAGCCGAATTTTTCCAGCACCTCATTCTCACGCCGCGTCATGCCGGGCCTGCTCAGGAACGGGCATCCTTTAACCGACCATTCGGCACATTCCAAATGTGAGGGCGGCTCAGACGTCACGCGATTGACCACGCACATAGGCCCGATGACGAACGCCTTGCGCTCTCCGGCCATCTTGCCGCCGCAAACCCAGCATAGCTTTTGCGCAACGCACAGTTGATACTTGGCGCGATCGGCCATCTGAAACTCCGGTTTGCCGTTCACCCAGGCGACAAAGAACGGCACCGGGTAACCGCGCTTCTGGTCTATCGGCAACCGTTTGAGACGTTCAGTGAGAGGAGGCAAGTCGCCGCGCAACGTGCCGTTGTGGAATGGACATTCACTCATAAAGTTTTTTTAATTTGTCGTAAGCGGCCATCACACCACGGAACGATAATCATACCCCAGCCCCCTCCCGGAGCTTGCGAAAGTATTCCTTCCGCGCTTCCGGTGTCAGGCCGATAATCAGCCCGGCGCTCTTGAACTCAGGAGATAGCTCACCCTGGGCAGCTTTGGCTTTCTTAGCGGCCCGCGAGCGATTCAACCGCTCCATCTCTTTGATCTCTTTCAGCGTCATAAAATTATCCCTCCGTGGATGCTTGATTGCGGTTTAATACCGTCTGCCCAACCGTTTGACCCACCTACAAGAATGGGCATCAAGACAATTCCCGCCGCCACGGATCGGCGGATGCAATGGGCAAAATTCATATTGGAGGGTTCTCCATTTCGTGCTCAAACATGCGCTTGAAAAGATTGTCCGTAAACCTCAAGCACAGGTCACAGACCAACACCAGCCCACCACTCGGACCTTCCCAGCAATGCGTTATAGGATATTCACAGTGGAAGCACGGGCCAAGTGTCCTTGCAATCGGAGGAGGCACGAATTTTTTACGCTGGCGGCTCATTTGTGAAACTGTCCACAGAGCAGGCACGGCTTGCGCTTGCGAGTCTTGCGCTTCCGACCAGCCCAAGAATCAATCTTTTTGTGTTTCGGAGCAATGCGCTTGCACACATGGATCGAAAAGCGCGAGGCAACGATGCCGCCGCAGTCAGGACAGAAAATCATATCACCAACCCCAAATCTTTCCTCAGTTCATCACGGCGCATCTTCAACCGCTTCCGTTCACCCTTGTACTCCTCCCAGAACCCGTCCCCCAACTTTTTCAGCCGGTCCATTACGCGCTCGTATTCCTTCTGCTTTACCATCATCAAGGCTCCGCTCATTGGAGGATGACCATTTCCATTGGCCCCAGGTCTGCCGCGATCTTCCCACTCCAAACGCCAGTGTAACACCGCCCCAGCAAATGATTTCATCGGAATTCTCGCCCTCCCGCAAACCCACCCAACCTTCGAGTAGTGCGCGAACAGCTTGTCGCCCTCGCGCTCCGGCATCCCCTCAGCAATCGCAGCCCTCCGGCATTCTTCCAATGACGGCTCCAGCAACATTGCTGTACGTGTACCTGAGGACTTCATTTGCCTTATTCAGTACGGTACCAGATCAAAACTTTAAATATTTCACAGCGCAAAGCCCCCTTAGCCCCATTGGCTAAGGGCAGGCTTTGAACTGAGCCTAAAAGCATCTCAGCTAACAAGAATCTCCAAAACAGGAGACTCAGGGCTTTTCCAGTGTGTTACAGCTTCCTCCGCTGTAGTGCTTGCTATCGGAGGAAGTTTCGGAGCCGGGACCACCTGCACGCCATCCCGCCAGCAATCGCTCACCCATGGGCTGGTTGTCTCGCCACTCACGGCCATCGTTCACACCAGCTTGCGGCTGGTTCACCGTCAATCCGTGGAGCACAGTCAGTGGAGAGTACCTGCCGAGGACTATGGGATACGCCTCAGCCCGGGCTGGCTCACCGCACGCGGCCCCAGCAGGTACAAAAAAAGTGCCCGGGCTGAAATCGCGCAAGAAGATGAACCGCAGCGCAAGCCTTTTTAGGGCACCCGGGCAAACTGAATTTGATGCTTTGCGGTTCATTTATCAAGCCCTGATTTCAGTCTGGGCTGCACTGACGGTGACGTTTTTACCAGAGCCTCCAAAATCCGTCAATGGGGGATTTTTACGAGTTATTGGAAAGTTATTCACAACGATTCACCACAATGCCCCGGCACCCTCCCCAGACTGCGCTATCCGAGCGTAAGTCAATCTGCCAGTCAGGTATTTGACCGCTTGCAGCTTGCTCATGTAACGAATGTCAGGAAGCTCTTTGACCGTTTCCCAGCCAGACGTGATGTTGTTAAATTGCCCCACAAACAAATCCGGCCTCTGGCGCTTGAGCCTATTCCATTTTTTTCGGGTCATGGGCTTTCAGCAATCGTGTGGTAAGTGGCATACGACTGAGCTTTCTCAACCTCCAGGCGTTGATTGTCAGGCCAGTGTTGTTTCCAGTAAGCGTTTTCCATGGCCCAACGAAGCCAACCAATTGCCCGCTCAGCCTTTTTGGTCAACACAACGTCATCACCGATTAGATACATTCAACTCCCTCCAAACGTTCTCCGCTTGTTTCTCCAACGATTTCAACGTGTCCCCAGGCACCCGGCCCGCCGCAAGCTCGCCTGAGTTAAACTCACGCTCATTGCACAGCAACTTAATCTTGCCGCGAGCGCCGGAGAATCGCACCACGCATTTGGGGTAACCACGATGGAGCAGCGAGCGCCAGCCTGATTTCTTCCAGCCGTTGGATTTCATATCTTGGCCAGTTTGCAGTACGCTTCGACCTCCTCAGCGCTCATCACCTTGCCGTAATCAGTCTCCCATTCGCGCATGACTTTGCCCGGTGGAATGCGGCTGATTGCCACAACGATTTTCCCCGTGATAACTTCATTGCACAGGTCACAGTGAATATCAGACACCGGTGTAAAGTCGCCATTCACCGCAATCCCGTGACCACCGGGAACCCGGCTGTTTGAGAGATAGACCCCTCGACTTGTCCATCCGTCACGCTGCTCCGAATCGTGTAGCTGCCCGGCAAGCGCAGCCGTCCCGCACTGGAAACATAGAATCTGGCGACTCATTTACCATCCTCCGGCAGTACGAAGCGTTTCATTTTCGACGCACATGCGTTCTCAGCGTTTTCGATTTCAGCGCTCTTTTGGGCAAGCTCTTGAAGTTCCTTCACCAACGCATCGTTGTGAGCGTTACACGGGTAAATGTGCCGGGAATCCACCTTTCTCCGTTCAGCCTTTGTCCCAAATGGATAATTCACCCAAACGTCTCGGGACGTCTGCCATTTTGGAGGTATCGCAATGCTGGTGACTTCTACAAGCACCGGATTTTCACGGTAATCCATGTACCACGCCTTGAACCGTTCAAACGGAGCCGTCTCTTTCGGCTCCGGCTTATCAATGCACTGCTTGGCCAGTTCGAGAGAATCAAGCTGGCGCTCTCTGCCCCGCACCTCACACACCCACTTGTTTGTGCGAGGCTCGTAAACGATTTCCACATCATGCCAGACAACTTTGATTTCCGTTGCTTTCATACACCCTCCTTTTTCATCAATGACGGAGCGTTCTGAGTGACTTCAACAAGACCCTCCGTGACTGCTCGCACAGATTTATCCAGCGCATTGCCTTTCGCGCCGGTGACTGTGTTCAACTGATTTCGCAGCTTCGTCTTGCCCACAACGATGCACCGCATGAATTGCTCCAGCGTGCCACCCAGGGCAGCGAACCGGGTGAAGCACTGTTGCGGGTCGGTGATCGTCTCGCGCTTGTTGCCAGGGCGAAGCTCCCACCCCGGTGGCACATGCTCTTTCAGAAACGCTTTGATTTGGTCCAGCAAATCATAAGCAGGCCCCAACGCCTCAGCCGCTTGCGCCCGTTGCTCCGGAGTCCAACTAATCATTGGCACGTCCAGAGCCGAGAGCATTTGCGGTGGGACGATCGTTCCGGCCCATTTCTGGTATTCCACGCACTTGGTCTTGGCCAAACAGAATTGACACTGCGCTTCGCCGGGCACCCGTTGACCATTGGGGTCATTGGAGCGCAGCACGCGGATGAACATTTCATGCTGCGAACGGTCCAGGTCTTCTGTCACGTAAACGCACACCTCCGGCGTATGCGTCACGAACGGTTGCACGATGACCGCAGCAACCTCAGTGATCGGCATAAGCTCCCCCCGAGCCAGAACAGCCAGATCGCGCAGTTGCAGATTGCGAGGAGAGGCTGGAGTGTCGCCACTTAATGTTTTGTAATCTGCGATCAGCAGGCGCGTTGCCGCCCGGTAAATCACATCGGCCTCTCCGGAGTGCTCGACAACGCCGCCATCGGCCCGCTGGATTTTAACCCAGAATCGTTTGTGCCGAAACACGCGCACCGGGTCTTTGCTGTCCCCGAGGAACTGCGCAACGGTTTTCTTTTCGATGTCCTGACAGGCATCAAACACCTCGCGCTCCTCCAGGGTGAGCTTGTCAGCAAGGGCATTATCAGCGAGAGCTTCGTGAATGCGCGAACCGGAACTGGCTTCCTCTGATTTTGGAGGCTCAGACATCCCGCGTTGTGCGAGAAAGCGACCGGGACAGAGGGAGTCCGCCAAGGCCGAACTAGCACTAGTTGCTCCTCTGCGCGGGTCATTTACTGTGTGCATATTGGACCATCCTTTCAGTAGTTAAAATTTTAGCCGTTGGCCAACCAAGACGAACACGGTTCCTTAATGTAGTCACCGGGAGTCCAGAAATCTCCGACCACTCAACCACAGAAAAAGTACTCCCTTCAAACGTCAATAACCGATTGCTGCTCCTGTTTCTCGCCTGCTCTTTGCGAGTCGCCCAACAACAATTAGCCGATTGGTAGCCCAGCCGACGATCCTTCCTTTCAATCGTGTGCCTAGGAGACGGTTTTGGCCCCATGTCCGAAAGAAATGTTTCAAAGCTGTTCCACCGCTCGCAAATCGTAATGCCGGAACCGCCATAGCACGGGTAATCAGCATGGCGTGGATTTAGGCATCTGGAGCGCATAGCATACCAACTTATGTATTCAGAAGTCTCGTTGCCGTGTCGCGCATGTCCGTGAGTCTTTTTCACTTCCCACCTCTCATTTCCTTAATCTTCGCGGCAACCGGCGTGAACTGTGCCGCCGTGGATTCCACAACGGTTGGCAGGCCGATCATAACTTCCTCCAGGCTGGAGTGACTGCCATCAGTCGCCCCGGTGGCAACCCAGTACTCCAGCATTTCGGTTTCCTTTATGCCGCCCATCTTGAGCAGATTGCGCAGAGCCTTGAGCGGATTGTAAGCCGACTTCGTTTCAGGCTCAGGGGCAGGCGCAGAAGGTTCGGGGTAAATCGCCTGTGACCCCGGAGGATCGCCCGCGAGCTTTTCTCTGGTTTCCGCCGCCGCCTGAGCAGCCGCTTGCAACTTAGCCAGAGCTTGCGCCTTGGTGTCAGCCGACTTGGGGGCAAAATCCGGTGAGGACGTAGCAGGCTTGAAATAATCCTCACGTGTGCCAACGCCATCCCGGAGCGACTTGAAAATCCGTTTGAGGGACGCGATCTGATTCTCGCTCACCGCATCCAGCTTGTTGCCCAAACGCGCCTCAATCATTTCCTGTGTAACGGCAAACTCTTGAAACGCGGCGACCATCTTGACGGCACGATCTTTCAAATGCTCATTCCCGGCACCCGCTTTGAGCGTTGCCCGGCATTGATCCACCGCAGCAATCACGACGTCAGAATCAATAACCTCCTCCAGGCAGGCGCGAACCCGGCGAGCCGCCGCATTGGCCAGCAACTCGTAAATGTCCCGCTCATCTTTCAACTCGTAACTGCCATCCCGCGTGTCCCGCTTGTGAGTGACCTTGAATGTGCGCTCCGCTTGAGTATTGGTTTGCATGTCCCAGGCAAAGGCGCGTACGGAACTGATACCGTTGCCGCGCTCCGTCTCAGTCCACCCATGGCGAATGTTGCCCCACCGGCTGGCGATTGCGCGAAGCAGGTCAATCGTTGGACCGGTGATCCGAGTGCCGCCCCGGTTGTATTCGTACTCGGAAACCTCAGCCAATTCCACGCGCTTGCAGGCAGTGAGAATTTTCCCGAGCAGCTTAACCTCATCACGCGGGAACCGTTGCGCGATAACCAGGGCAGCTTGAATTTCCTGAGTGGCGCGAGCTACCGCACCGGCATCGTTTTGGGCAAGGGCCATCGCCCCGGCACTCTCATCGAACAGTTGAACTTTGTCGTTACTCATATTTTCGATTTCAATAAGCCTTTGGTTTAACAGCACAGAGCAAGGCGGTTTCTGTGTGTTGCGCTAAAAGAATTCGACTTACTAATTCATCGCAATCGTGACGAGCTAGTTTGGAGCCGTAGCCGTCGCCGGAGCCGTAGCCGTCGCCGTCGCCGGAGCCGTGGCCGTAGCCGTCGCCGTAGCCGTCGCCGTAGCCGTAGCCGTAGCCGTAGGCGGAGCCGTCGCCGTAGCCGGAGCCGTAGTCGTAGCCGG